GCTTTCCAGTACGTCCGCAGACGAGAAGAAGAAGAGGTTCCTTGTTCCAGCTTTTGGGTCTGGACCAATGTGGATGGTTCTCAGCAAGCACCCAAGCTGTAAGCCGGGAGCAGGTTTGCGTCTTACCCGATTGGTTGGACGCTACTATCCACTGTTGGCTTCTTTGGCCAAACTCCTCGAATACTTGTTGCTGTACTGCCGTGGGTCTGGTGCTTAGGTTGTGAGGGTCAAAGGCGTCCTGCAAAGCAAGACGTCTATAACGCTCGGCAGCTTTGGCTAGCATTTCTGGGGACAGTGTGGTCATTGCACAGCCTAAGTTAAGAAGTGGGACACTACGAGGTCTTCGACCAAGATACTACGTATCCGTACTAGGTTTTTTTCATCTAGAGTCAATGGGCTTGAACCACGTAGACTGCGTCAATGGTAGCTGCTGAGCCTGCACCTGTAGTAAGTACTACTCTACCTAGGTCGGCTAATGGTAATTTAGCTTGGTCGGCGCTGACCTCGATGTTCATGCGGATGTAGAACCAGCCATTACCTGTTACTGATACGCTATTTCCATCTAGCCAATCAGCGCCTGTTACGCTAGATTGTAGCTTGGCAGTAATCCCTGCACCTGCTGTAACCGCAGAGCACTGGATGGCTACCAGGATGTTCAAGGAACCAGCTTTGGAGACTGAAAATGTTAGAGAAATTGGGGTGTTAGTTTGGCTTGCACCTATAACTGTCACATTTGATAGTTTGCATTCCTGTGGATAATAGGCTTTAGACATTACTTGTCTCCTTCTGGTTCTATGGTTATCATTTGTTCTTGGCCTTTAGAGGCTGAAACTGCTACTTTTAATCCGGCTGACTCGAAGAGGGCTTCCAGGCTAGCCTTGTCGGCATGGGCGATAGCTTCGCCAAGTCCGCCTATTTGACCCTGCTTGCCCTTAATGTACCTGCCCGTCAATTCAGCTAGAAGCTTTAGGGCGTTTACCTTGGCGGAGGAGGTTTTGGGGTCTGGGCTCATGAGCAATTCCTCGATGGCGTCCAGCCCTAGGTCAAATAGGTACTCCATTTTGGCTCGCCCGTCATCGGCATTCATGAACCAGTTCTGGAATCCTGGCTTTTTCCAGGCTGCATCGAGGGATTGATTATTGCCGGTCAGTTGTTTAATATTGGCTAGGCTGATATTGGAGCCTGCTATGGGCATGAGGGGGTTCTCACCGGCTTTTGACCAGAATTTTGCCTTGAGTTTTCTCTCCTGGGTAGTAGGTACGTAGATTATTTGCTCTACGGCATCCTTCATTTCGGTGGACTGAGGGGTATTAGCGGCCCCTTTGCTGGATTCTCGGCTCATTCTTCTGCTTCCTCGGTGTACGGAGCTGGGTCGGGTAGCTTTATGCTAAGGTCTATCCGGCCTGGGGATAGTTCCAGCTGGTCTATTAGACCGATTTCCTGCAGCCAGACCAGGTGCTGCTTCATGCGGTGGACCGTCATACGCATGGAGTAAGAGCAAGGGGCTGGTCGAAGCCGTAATCGGCGGTATCTTCCCTCTTGACCTAGGTATTCCAGGTAGGGTAGGTTGGATTCCAAGCCGTATAGCAGGACGGTGAACAGCCTAAAGGCGGTGTTATGGGACTTCTGGAATGGTTTAAGCATCGCGTAGACCTCCAGACCAGAGTATATATTAGCCTATCGGTAGGGGCAAGTCAAGTTTTTTGTGTCTTGATTAATTTTTTACTTGACAGACCCTTCAGGTCGTGCTACATTCTTATTACTCCCCTACCCTATGTGAATATATATGGGTTGGTCTATAACTACGTAGTTGACCTGTGACTGATAACTTGTTATATCTAGAGTACTGGACTTTTCAAGTGCCCGGTAAGTACCTTCTTTTGTGTACTATCTAGCAGGTTATTGGCACCTGACACGAAGTGGCTTGTACTATCTAGCAGGATGTTACCAGAACGAGACAACTAGTGTCGTTATCTGGTACTGGGCTGGTTGCTAGTACCTAGTTAATAGGTAGTACCCCGAGGCCGAGGAGCTCGATAGCTACCCCGAAGAGGGGAGGTAGAGAGAGACGAGGCCGAGGGAGAGGCCGAAGCAAGCACCTATACGCCCCCTCTAGCAGTTGCTAGCAGGGGGCTTAGTACTTTTGGGCCGGGTTTTTGGCTGACATTTGGTACTGCTAATTAATGCTAGTGATATTCGTAACTTAGCACCTACTATTACCCCTCGTATCTATTCCTCTAACAGCCTAATATTATTGACCTTTTGCCCCCGATTATCCCCGAGTGTGTGCCCGGAAATTCTCTTCAGCGCGTCGGTTGACCCCACTTGGCGACCATCTTGTCGCTGCTTACACGTGAGGCGTGGTGTGGTGGTGGTGGAGGGGAAGTTCCCGACGGCGATGGGATGGTCCGGTCGAAAGGGCGCGGCGCTAAATTGGCGGGGCGGTGGATTGAGCTAGGTCTAAAACTAAAAGACCCCGTCAGCGTCTGCCAACGGGGCCGTGGCGTGTCTATTAAGACACGACTTCAGGGGGGCTGTCTCTTAGTCCCAGGAGTCTATGAGAGCCTGGGCCTTTTTGCGAAGTTCAGGGTCGTCGATGTGCAGCACGAGACAATCGCTGTCCTCGTGTCCTGTCCTATAGTCCAGCGACGGGTCGGCAGAGTACAGGACCTCATTCACGCGGATATCAGTCGTTTCCCAAGCCCCTTGCTCAACCATGGACCGGAACTCAGCGACAGCCTCAGCCAATTCAACCGGATCAAACCGATAGACCCGCTCGTCGTTTCCGGTACTCTCATACTCACCCTGCTCCGCTGACTCGGGACTGACGGTATCATACCAGGTAATAATCTGAATACTCATCTTATTTCCCTCCTAGGATATCGGTTTCAATTTTGAGGTCGAAGGCCTTAAGGGTCACCCAGTGACCGTTCTGACGCTGCACGATGAACAGAAAGCCGTCAGAGAAACAGCTGGCCGCGCCTTTTTCTAGTCCTAGCCATTCTTTAAGGAATTCTTGGTCTCCACTGATGATATCGTTGTGCTGAAACATCTTAGGTCTCCTTGTTCTTGGCCGGTGCCATCACCGACCTGATATAAGACTTTTCGGGAATCACCGGACCAAACTTAAATGCACCTGATTTTTCCTATCATTCTGCCTAGGTAAAACACGACTTAATTTCCTGACCGTCAATTGATACCAATCGTAAGAATTGGAAACCACCAAAACCAATTGAGGTCTCTTTATCTCTTCCACGTTCCAACCGTCTGCCGTGTTTTTTATCACCCTATAGTTCTCCCCAGCTATCATCCATTCCTGGAACCGGGTATCCCAAACGACCCAGCGGTGCTCCGGTTGTCCAACGGTCTTACCGCGCTTCACAACAAACCGGACGGCGGGTGCACGGTATCGTTCCAATTCGTTCATCGCTTTTCCTAGCTCTTTCATCTGTTTCCTATTCATACCGATTCCTCCTCTGTTTCGTCTGTTAACGCGTCGGAGACCTCGTACCAATTGACCCGCCAGAGAGAGCCGATATCGCGGAGCACCGAGCGTAGCTCCTCGGTGAGCTCCATGGGTTCAGTCACTGACTGATCCGCCCACTCCTGAAACTGAATTTTAATGGTCTGGGCGTCTTGGTCCCTAAACATATGATAGAGACCCTCGTCATTCTGACACCACAGCACCACATCATATGTCTCCCTATTCTGATATCCATTATAGTTTTCCATTGTAATTACCCCGTTGTTGTTTATCTCACTGACCACAATGAACTCATCGACAACTGGGGTCAGAAAATTCAAAGTAATTTTACAGGTCAATAAATGATTAATAATATCCGTACATTATACTTCAAACTTAAGTTTTATTTCACTTCTGCCGATAGATGGGCTAGGATATTTTTAACCTTTAGCCAGACGCAACCGCGTCAAATTGGCACGGTCTATGCATTTGTCTTTCGACTAATTCTTACAGGCGGTAAGGGTAAGAGAAGGGAAATCGCAAATCATCAGCTGGGGTAGACAACGGGGGTTTTCTATAAGGACTTTTTCTTCCAGGTTGAACTTTTAAAAAGTTTATTCTTAATTTTTCCGATAAGCAGTAGAATAAACCATCAGAGGATTTTATATTTATGATTTATCCGAATGTTCCAGTCAAAAAATGGGCAGCAAAATATGACCTTGATCTGACCCCAGACCCTTGCGAGCGCTGCGGCAAAATCCTTGACCAGTGGATTCCTTTTGCTACAAAAGACCTCCGTGGTGCCGTAACAAAACCGCATGGCTGCCCTAAGGAATACGACCAGAGTGTATTTATATGGGCAGATGAAAAACGTCGAAATGATTGGAAAGACCTAATGTCTTATTAATAAGACTTCATAAAAACAAACACAACCGCAATCAAGAGGCTATTCTATACTGTCTATTATTGAAGAACTCCATGAACATATCAAGGTGCGATTGTAGGGAATCCATCGATCGGCTAAAGCACCAACTGGACCTTCCCATCCTTGCTAAGTCGGCCCTTATCCTAGCACAAACATGATTCAGCCAGAACATAGCGGAAAAACCCGCTCTTTGTTCGCCCTTCTTAGGGGCCTTCACAGGTTTATGAACAAAATTTTTGCCAAGGGCGATTCGTCCTGTCGATACTATGTTGTTGGCTTTATCCGTATGAAGAAAGAATTTTGTGCCTTTAGAGGCAATTTTAATGGCGGAAAGCACATTTATCATTTCCTGGTTGTGTAGGTCGGTTGGGACTTTGGTAAGGCCAGGGACCTTGGAAGAATTTCTGGCGGGATAACCGTAGGCATTGATTCTTGAAACTTTGATGTCTACGATTTTGCCTGTATCCTCATTTACCGCTATTGATAACGATACGGGAAAGTATTTGCTACCGACCTTTGTAATCATATCGTCGAAGGAATAGTTCCGTCCTTTAAAGTCGTCGGATTTTAAGAGTCTATCTTCGTGGCTTTTTCTGGCCATAGCCCCTTGGGTTAGTATTCGCCTTGCTAAGGTCTTTCTGTTTACCTTTAGGATGTGTGCCGTCCGTCTTAGGCTTACACCAGATAGGTATACTTCAACGAAGGGCTTATTTATCTCGGGCTTTCGCTGCCTATAGGTGAGCCTCCCGTATGTCCCGTGAAATCTTTTACCGCAGGACTTACACCTATACCTTTGCACTCGGTCCTTTTTTCCCGTCTTTCGAAGGTAAAAGCCATCTTTTGTGAAGTCAAAACTAGGGACAGAATGGTTCTTACACCTTTCATTAGGGCAGACCCTTCTTTCCTGTCCCCGCCTATCTCGCATCCAGAACCCTCCGACCAATCAAGGCGAAGATCGGAAGTTCGAACCGTTTCTTTAGAATTTCGAGAAAAGAGTTAAGTTTTGGTTAAAAAATATAGAAAAAACGGGCGTTTACTAGGGGGTCTCCCCCGACGAACTACCCCAGCTGACGCAAATCAGTTACCTTCGAGGACTCTGAAAGAGGATTGGACGCGAAGCGGATTCCCAAAACAGCCCTCAAGTTTTTCGCTAGTCTGACGATAGTATGCCTACGGCACCAATGATATACAGGAGACAAGTGATGGTAAGCTTAATAGGTTGGTCGGCAGAGGTCGTGCGTCAGAATGACGTAGTGCTTGTACTTCTCTGGCATGATAAGTACGGTATGCGCCAGAAATCTTTCGCTACTGAACGTGAGGCACTCAACGCTGTTAACGGATTCCTAGCTAAGCAACGTGAACAGCTTAAACTTACGAGGAGGGTTGGATAATGAATAGCTACCGAGTAGTTTTCTACTGCCACCTGATTAACTTGGACAATGAAGCTGTCGATAGTATAGAATACGATAGCCTGGAAGAGCTGCTCGAAGATTGGCCTATGGCTGTATGCGACAGTTCGTTCAGTACCCTACAGTACGAGGTATACGTATGATTTCACTAGCCTACCTGTTGTTCTCCCTTAGCTTTGGTGTACTGGTTAGCGTAGTAGTACTAATAATACTCATCAGGAGTCTGTGATGTACAATCTACCACGAGGTAACTGCTGGCGCTGTAAGCATCCCTACAGCGAGGAGAATGTCTTCACTGACCTCGGCTACAAGGAGTTGTTCATCAGCGGCACCTGCGAGGCCTGCTTCGACGAGGTGATGGGCGAGGAAGAACCGGAGATGGATGTGACTGAACCAAAAGGCCACGTGGTTCGTTTCGAGAGTCCGTTAAACTCTATGGACCTACTCTCAATACAGTTCTCTAGTTCTGACGACCCAGAAAATATGGTCTGGGAAGATGAGGATAATACATGAGAAAAGAAGCCAGCAATTTAAAAGAAATTGCAGACCAATTAAATGATATTAAAATAGTATTAGCTAGTTTAACAAATCTACTAGCTGAACAAGCAGGAAAACCCAATCCATTTAAGTTATCAAACGAAAAAAAAGAAGGAGAATGAGGGTGCCTATTTATAGGTATAAATGTAAGACTTGTGGCCATGAGCTAGAATTGATACAGAGCATGAAGGAAGGAGATGAGTACCAGGCTAAGGTTAAAGAGTGTCCTAAGTGTACTGCGCCAGAATGGCATAGATTGATTAGCTTAGGTAGCTTCCAACTCAAGGGTGGTAATTGGTATAAAGATGGGTACTGAACAAGATGATGAACATCTCTTTGGCGACCGAAGGTCTATAAAGACGGCTATTAACAATAAGGAGCAAACAATGTCAGCAGTAAACGTAAAGTACAAGGAACTGGATAACGGTAAGCGGGCAATCATACTACGGATTAACGGACAGGATGGTATGTTCTTATCTGAAATTGCGCGACTACTGAATGTAGATAGTTCAACCATCCATCACTTGATTAAAAGTTACAGTCTTAGTTTTATGCGTATTACTCAAGAAACCAGGACAACTCTCCGTAATAAAAAGGTTATTCCAATAACTGGTAGACCATCACACTTCTTGCCTAAAGAAACAGTAGAGGCGGTTGTAAAGTTGGTTAATACCCCAGAGGCTTGGGCTATCAATCGTCAGTTATGGACCGAGTCTGCTAGAGCGAGTCAGTTGGACCTAGAGAACCAAGACCTGAGAGCCAATGCTAGTAAGCTAGCCGATTACGTACACCTACTGATAAGCAAGCTGAATGAGGCCGAGCGTACCAAGGCTTGGATAGGCAGTAAGCGTGAGGCTACGGCCATGAATACTGCAGCTCAGGCGGTGCGACGGTACAGGGTACTCGAAGATGCCTACGTTGACGCACGCATACGCCTGCAAGAACTAGATAGCTGGAAGACCGTGATAGGTTGGCAGAACATATACCCAGAGTTGAAGGTTAAGACTCCTCAGCAGCTATCCAGGGAGCTTGGTAAGTTAGCTAAGACTAAAGGTATAGAACGAAAGACTACGCCTAGCGAACGCTATGGCCAGGAGTATCTATACCCAGACCACCTAGTGGAGGACTATGTAAGAATGACTTCGTCCCGGACGCACTAGTGCGGATTGACGCGGACTAAGCTATAGGATACTATAGTATAGGTCCGTAAGCTAAGCCACCGGACCATTAACCTACACTAAAGGATATATTAGCATGGACCTTCTGAAATTCATTTGGATTAGTAGACGTATCAATGGCGGACTTCAGATTAGCCTCAGATTCTGGCTACCCTGGGACCGCCTTCTCATCGGCTACGCTGGCGCTGACGTGGAGGAATTGGAGAGTAACGAGGCATCAGCTTTTAAAGGTAGCCTATTCATTCCCCTCTTCGAGCTGGAGTTCGTCAGGATAAAGATGAGTGAGGAGTTCTGGAGTAGCTATGACTAAGCCTAAACAACTGTGGATAGATGGAGAGATACGGAATATCTGGCGGCATAGTAAGCTACCTAGGTTACGGAATTACCAGACTATTCAGGAGTTTAGAACCCATTGCATAATTATTCGTTTCAGAAGGCTAAAGAATTTGGAAGCAGTTGCCGATACACTTAATATGCACATCAACACGGTGCGTAAACAACTACGACGAAATGACATAGGAGGTACCATGAACAACAACAGAGGAGCACACGTGAACTACTTACCAGGCGACACTACTAGTATTAGGGACATGGAGAAGTATCTGATTCTGACCCGCCTTATCCACATGAAGGGCAACAAGACTAAGACGGCACAGAGTCTGGGTATAGGTCTTCGCACCCTCCAGCGTAAGCTGAATGCTTATGGCGTGAAGCATTCACTTAACGCTAGAGTCTCCTTAGCAGACATACAACCGGATACAGTAATGATGGCCGAAGAAGCTATCTCCCAGTTCAAAGGAGCCAAGTAATGGAAAGTAAATTCAGACGCATAGCCTATCAGTTGGCAGATAAACATCTACGTGAGTTACCAGACGAGGTGATAGTACGGGAGTCACCAAGTCATTATGGCCTAGAGTTATGCGATGAGCATAAACTCTTCATGTGGAATGGACTGGTAGACCACTACCTGGATATGGATGAAGCAGAGATATACGATGCTTACACTAGACACATTAAACAGAATGAGCCTATTATAAAGGCAATAGTTACCGAGGACCTGGAGCCAGAGCTACAGCTACTAGTAGACAGTATAATACATGCGTTCTGGGATAGGCAAGACAAGGATGTTTGCAACATCCAAGGTACGACTGGTACAGTTCTTGCAGATATACCTACGGTAGGGGTAGGTAATGGTAATGAGGGTAATGAGTAGAGAGGGTTATAAGGTAAAACCCAGATACCTTATAGGTATCACGACGCGAAGCGGACTGTCAAGTACTATTTTTATTTACCAATGATTACAAGGAGCTTACTAATGGACCATACCGTAGCGCATATAGTACTTGGCATATTCATTAGCACCATGCTAATCTTGTGCTTAGTATTTATGAGGGAGGACGATTGATGTACAGCACCCTTCTTGAACTGGAACGTACCCACGGCTGCCCTATGGTAGTCCGGGACGCCTTCTCGCACAGCTGGTTCCTGATACTGGGCAAGGATGAGGAGTCAAACCATGGCTTCATCTACAAGGCTAAACCCTTGAGTCCCAACCAGTATAAGCCCCAAGCTGGCGTAGGTACCCAGCTTATCTACGGTGGCTATAACAAGTGGGTATTTATTGCTAAGCCAGAGATAGAACTGAGAGATAACGAGATTAGTCCAGAGGACCAGAAGCGGATACGGGAGCTGGAGCGCAAGCGCAGTAACGAGCGCATAACCAACGAGCTTCGCAGAGGCAAGCGTCAGAAGGAACAGGCTAACGCTAAGAAGCTGAACGCCGGTAAAGAGTCTAAGGTTATACCATTTCGTAAGAAGGAAGAACAATGAACTTTAAACAATATCAAGCTACTACAAAACAACTGGAAGCTAAACTAATAAAGGATTTACCCTTCTGGCAGGCGCGTCGTTTTCTACCCAGTCTACATCTATACGGTAATCATTTATACTTAAGCTCAGAAGATTCAGCAGATGGAATGGATGCTAAAGAATTACTGCTATTCATCCGATGTATGGTTCAGTTTGGCGGTTACACTAAGGAGGAAGTATTCGATGAGAACAAGCAAGACGACGACTGCTACTGCGAACCATATGAACTGGAAGACTGCGAGGAGGATAATGATTACGGGCCAAGCAGTGAGGAAGAGCGGCTGGCCAGGCTCGCACAGTCTATGCTTGATGGAATTGGGAAACCCGAGAAGTAATTACGTACTCACCTGCCAGGTGGAAGGTATACTGGATACCGACTGGGTACCAGATGCAGTAGACCTCTGGGCCGAGTGGTACCTGGTGGCGAATGACGACAGCCACCTCTGGAACGCACCCTTTTAAGGAATACCTAGCATGGACCCGATATTGCTTGCAGCAACCCTAGTACTCGTGCTATTCTTGATAGCGACGTTCACTGATGGCAAACCTGACGATGAGGAATGACAGATGTTACCTATACTTAGCTCACTAATCCTAAGCATGACACTCACGGCAGGTCTGTTTGCACAAACTAACGCCGTCAAGGTGAACTACGTTAGCTTAGACGAGGACACAGTGCAGCTACAAGATGCCGTTAGTATCTACAGTGTACGCATGGTAGCTATGCAAGCAGCCGCTACCTTTAAGGATGTACACCTGCTCATCAATAGTCCAGGTGGAGACATGCGTGCAGCTGAGTGGTTGGTGGGTCAGTTTGACATGCTCCGCGCTAGAGGTAAGACTATACATTGTTATGCCGGTAACTACGTAGCTAGCGCAGCCTTCTTCATTTACTTGCACTGCGATAAACGCTACGCCCTTAAGTCTAGCCGCTTGTTTCCACATAAGATACACGTCAGTTTTAACCAGCCTGTTCTGCCTCAAGACCTTATTGAGACTGGCTTACAGACAGCTGCTGAGCAAGAGAAGTGGGACCAGTTGGGCATGGAAGTTACTGGCATGAGTGAGCTAGACTACTTAGCGTTCCGTGACTCGGATAATAGCATGTGGTCTATAACTAAGGTGCAACAGAAGTCTACTAAGGTATGGTTTAAAGTGCTGGACTACTACGTATTGAGGTTAGCCAGATGATACCGTCAAAGTATAAGGGTACCTGGTATATACAACACTCCAAGGACACGGCCCAGGTAGTGGATGTGGAGACTATAAGTCACCTGAAACACCGCACTCTTATGATTGAGCGTTACAAGTACCCCGACTTGATAGTAATATTTAACGAGAAACTTCAGTACCAGTTAGCACGTAAGTTAGGCGATAGGCAGTGTATAGTATTAACAGTGAACAAGGAGACGTACCATGGCACACAAGGTAAGAGTAGACGTATCGTTCGCAGACCTGGAGCAGTACCAACTGATGAAGAGCCAGCTTGATGGGGTAAACCTAAAGCTGGACACCTTCGTCAACTATTGCGTGGACCTGGTGTGGAATCAAATGTTAGAAGAGCATAAGAAACAACTAGCTAGCTCCAAAGAGGACGCAGAACTTGAACAGGAAATACTAAAGGAGCTAGCGGATGAAGCTGCTGGTCATGAGTCTTCGGGAGATACTGAGCAGGTTCCCGAACCAGAGAGCCTGGATACTAAGGAATCGTTACACGGGTAAGCAGCTAATGCTCAAGGCCGGGGAGCCTATCCCCGACCGAGCCGAATACAAAGAGTGGATGTTGCTAGCTGTCATTGATTAAGCGCATCTACACAACAATCAAGGTAAGAGGTAAGATGTGCTTGATATTAATGCACTATACGATGCAGGCATCCAGTCTATGGCAGCCGAACATGACCTGAAAGAGGCGGATAAGAAGGGGATATTGCGTGCTGGTAATACTGGCATTATTATGGATGGCGGTAAGGTAGCAGGTCCATGCGCCCGTACTACCCTACTGAGATTCGAGGGTATACGCTACGAACAGGTCGAGGATAGTAAGCGCCTTATGTTTGATGCTGGTCTATCCAACGAAGATATCTGGGTAAAGTCATTGGAGACTGGGATAAAAGCCTTAGGCGAAAGCCTTGTTGTTAAGCGTGAGGAGGAAGTACCTATCAGGTGGGTTACACCCTCTGGTATTGCGGTTACTGGTAGACCTGACATTGTACTAGGCCGAATGGAAGGTGAAGAGTTTAAGCCAGTAGTAGGTCTAGAGCTTAAACTTGTCTCTAGCGTATGGACCGGTAGAGATACTGGCGTAATGCTAGAACCCAAGCTCGTTCACCTCATGCAAGCAGGTCATTACAGTTGGCAGTTAGGTGTGCCGTTCCAACTCTGGTATACCAATCGTGCGGAGTTTGCAGTAGGCAGTGGCTGGGAACAACGTACCTTTCCACCTAAGGATAACCTGCTCACTAATGTACTGGAGTTTGGTGAATCAAAGGGCAAGGTTACAGTTAAGAAGTTGCTACAGTTCCGTCAAGGATACGAGTTAGAATGGACTAAGGGTAAACAATTAAAGTATAGACCCATACTTGCCGATAGACCTGAGGGTATGGAATGGACTTGGACACCTATCACTCAACAAGGTATCATCGACTACTACGAAGTCGTGGTAGAACAGAAATCAAAACAGAAGCTTGCACCTAGACCGAGTACACTTAAAGCAGATGGTAGTCCAGGGACTTTCAGCAACTGCGATTATTGTCCTTTACAAGCTACCTGTGATAAGCTAGAGTCAGACTACAAGAAATGGTTGGACGCAGTGTCTAGCCTTTATTCCTAGGAGGAATGTTCATGGCATACGTACAGAAATCAGCAGCAGCAGCAACAGCACCACGCAGTAGCTACGCAGGCAACAAGCCCGCTAGCGCTCCATCAAAGCCAAAGGCTGAGGGCGAGAATCGTCCCACTCACAGCCTTTCAGCTAAGGTTGGAGAAGGCGAGAGCGTGGAATTCATTAACCTTACTGGCCTTTTCCCCGGTCAAACTAAGGATGGTCGCGCCATGTTCAAGGGCAAGCCTAACAAGCTCGAAGTCTTCATTCGCATGGAAGATGGTCGTGAACTAAAGGTTGAGTCTTTGATTGTCACTGCGAAGAATTGATGTGCAGGTTACACGTAAGTGTAACTTGGGCTATTCACAGAATCAGATTGAAAGAGCCCTAAGCTATGACTAAGAACTGGCCCTTTGACCCAATCCTGGCTACCGTTTCCCTAAGTAACAGCTCCGAACTGTTAGCTAGTGAGGGTTACGAATTTGGTGGTTATCTCTTCCATCCTGAAGAGATGGGTAACTTAGGTCAGTTCTCAGGCAATAAGCTTAAGCGTTTCGGCAGTCAACCGTTGCTTGGAGTCTCTCATGGATGTATCCCTAGCTCTCCTGAAAGCCGCTCCAACTCCTCCCAGCCTGCGCCCTTTGCATCCAAAGTGGCCGGGGCTAATAGCCACCGACAAGCCAGCAACGGTACTGCCTCTTCTACTATCCGCCGTCCCGGAGGGAAGCCTCCTAGCTCTTGACCTTGAAACCAAAGGCGATTACGCAGACCCTGACAGTTACGTTGTGGGCGTCGGCCTCGCCAATGAACAGGGTTCCATTTACATCTCCATCACAAATAGCGCTCCAGATACGCTCCCAGTGTTAGTTGACATTTTACGCCGTAAATCTATAAGATTGATGGCCCATAACCTATTCTTCGATGCAGGCTGGTTCATGCGAGACCTGGACCAGACTGGCAGACCACGTCAAGGACTTGCTAGTAAGGAGCCTGGTTGCTGGCTTAACTGGCACGTATGTACTTATGCTTTATACAGATTATTAGCATCTGAAGGCTACCCAGGGCAGCAGTATGGTCTCAAGAAGGCTCAGGTAGACCTTCTTAAATGGCCTAATAGTAACGAAGCTAAACTCGACCTCTGGCTTATAGAGAACGAACATGTGGCGAATATCAGCAGAACAGCGAAAGAGGGCTATTATTATTTTCCGGCTTACGCTAAGGGTGCTAGACAGTACTCTCAGTCTATCCCTGAGATTACGGAAGAAGACGACCGCTGGGTCAGCCCCAAAAAAGAAATGATGTACCTAGCTCCTGCGGAGGTGCTAGGAGAATACTGTCGCCTCGATGCCCAATCAACATTTGACTTTTACGTCAAGGTATTAGAGCCTGTGTTACATAAGTTCGAGGGCCTGCAGTGGTACATGCACGAACTCTACATGCGCTTCCTATACCTGCTTATCTGGCAAAAAATCTCCGGGATTACCGTCGATTTTACTATGCTCGATACACATAAAGTAAACCTGGAATCTCGCATCCAAGGTTTGAAGCAGGAATTCCTAGAACATCCAGAGGTTAAGCCTCACGTAGATGCCTATTCCAAGCGTATCATTGACGAGCACCTAAGTAAGGAGCCCAAGCAACATAAGGGCGAGTGGCCTCCAGCAGAGCCAACTAATCGTTACAAAAAGGACGGAACTGAGACCCAAGCTTGGCTTTCCTACCAAGCTAAACTAGCTGCTGGTCCTATTACCAGTCAGGTCTGGCTTAATTGGAAGCGAAAGCTCGAGGACTTGCAGACTGAAAGCCTCTTTAACCTGAACAGTGGACCACAAAAGCAGTGGCTATTCTACGAGGCTATGGGCTATCCAATAGTATCGACTACCGAATCTGGACAGCCTGCTACAGATGAGGTGGCTCTGCGTCAATTTGGCGCCCCCGGTAAACTACTATCTGACTACATTAGTGCTGAGAAGGAGTTGGGTTTTAACCAGTCTCTGAGGAACGTCATCAATTTGGATACAGGCAAGTACCATCCATCCTTCAAGGTACCAGGTACACATACCGGTCGTCTGGCTGGGGCTGGTGGATTCAATGCCCAGAATCCTCCTAAGTCATTAGATTACTTAGCCGCATTTACCGTACCTGAACCCTATGTCATTATTACCTGCGACCACGCCTCACTAGAGGACTATGTTCTTGCTGAACTATCCCGAGATGCTAGTCTTTGGAACTTCTATGGCCCGACCAGTCGCAAAGGGGACTGTATGTACCTATCGGTCGGAGCGCGTCTTCCTGTACTCGGTCAAAAGATACGCGAGTGCGGTTACGACCCAGAGAACTGGACACCTGAGTCAGTAAAGGCAGCGAAGAAGGCAGCTAGTAAATGGCGTCAGGTAGCAAAGAAGGTAGTACTCTCGGCCAACTATCAAGCGGGTCCAGGTAAGATACATGCTTCCTTAAGGGAGGATGGTATTGACATCAGTCTCGATGAAGTAATAAAGATGCATCGTGGTTTCTGGGACTTGCGACGTGGGGTTAAAGTTTGGGAAGCAGAACTCCGAAGACAGTGGAAGGATAACGGGGGTTGGCTACTCAATGGTTTTGGTAGACCAATCTGCCTTGAACCAATGCGAGAGAAGGACCTAGTGAACTCGCAGTGTCAGTCTGTCGGCCATGATGCTCACGTATTGTTCCAGGTATTGACTGCAGAGGAATTGTCTAGCAACGGGTTCGACTGGTACCCCTGGCACATGGACCTACACGATTGCTTAATGTTTGCTGTACATAAGGACCAAGCGGAGCAAGCTGTAAAGCTACTGAAGGATGTAGTGTACCCTAAGTTGAATAAGATGTTAGGCGGAGAGATACACCTTAAAGGCGAACCAAACGTATGCCTATCATGGGCAGATGATAAGGATGAAACTTATGACTGGAAAACGAACGAGAAAACGCAAAACTACCTCACCTCTACAGCAAGGAAGAAAGACGGGGGCGTCTAAGCTAGACAAGGCAGTAGCATCCAACATAGGCGCACTGCTCAACGGCACTGTCCTAGCCTTTGACCCCTCTAGCGGTAGTGCTAATAGTCAGCCAGGTTATGCTATCTATAAGTCAGGGCAGCTGGAGGATAGCGGCCTTGTACGTATCCGCTCCGGAGACGAGGTACATAACCGCTTGTATAGACTATCCCACTCATTGAGGGAGGATTTCGAGCAACCAGACCTACTCGTTACCGAGAACATCCCTCCCTTTATGGGGGAAGGACCAGGCGCAGCTTTCGCTACCCGTAACGTAATAAGCCTGCATCAATCTGTAGGGGTAATCATGAGTATCTGGGATGTACCTGTACTACTAGTAAGTCCGCGCAGTTGGCGTAGCCTAGTACCAGATAACTACCATAAGTCAGATGAGAATGATGCGATAATGCTAGGCTGGACCGCCATTCACAAGGCTCTTTTGGCAAATAGCTTAGAGTTCAGAGAGTTTGACGAACGTCTTATATATAAACTTACTACTGGAGTATGGCCATGAAATCACACGAGGAGCTAGCATCCCTGGTCGCAGAACTCTTAGAGCGTTTTGGCGTAATGGAACTATCACCCATCGACCCAGACGAGATGGATGCTAGTGAATATGTAGACAGGATGGGCGGTTGCGAGGGTTACTCCATGGACTTTAGTGCTAACACTTACATACTGTTCCCAGATGACGTTCAGGACTTGCTATTACTACTAGCATCTGCTATCTATTCAGATGAGTACGAAGAGGACGCATACTTCGATGACGAGGAGGAGTGACAATGGGACGCCTACCTAGAGTAAAGCGTGGCAGAAAGCCTAGAGGCTTCCCTAGCACCGTGGAACTATTCGGCTATAAGATACGCATTTACTACTGCCACACTATGCCTAGAGGTGAGGCCGATTCCTTTGGTCTAAGTTATTTGAATGAGAAGGTAATATATATCTGCTTGGACCAACCCAGAGAAGAGATGGAACGCACCCTGTTTCATGAACTCTGTCACATGCTATTGTTCCTATCCGGCCATCACTTTAAGATTAGCGAGGAAGATGAGGAAGGTATAATCCGGGCATTCGAGCACGGCTTCCTCCAGATGTATAAGCGGAGGTCAAATAAATGAATCCATTACTAGCCTTATGGTTTATAATACCACTCTACTATACCCATCCAGTATTGGCTGAGGAGACTGAGGGCATTCGTTGGGCTGAACTAGACAGGTTTAGCCTTAAGCTGATGAAGTTTGGTTGCAATAGAGAGTTCCAGACACCTGAACTAGACTGCTATGAGTATAAGGGCAGGGTAGCTGCTGAGTTTGACCTACGGATGCTCAACGACTACCTCTATTGGAATAACGAGGTACATGGAGAGGGGACAGATGCTAAGTTCATGACCATGGGCTGGCACTATGAGTTCGGGCTAGACCTCGGTAAAGTCGAGCTATTCTGGGAGCACCATTCTAGGCATACTTTTGACCAGGCTCAGCCCTATTACGTGGATATGAAAACCGAAACCTGGACCCGCATGAAATATCCTGTTGAGGATAGCTACGGGATACGCATAAACTTTTACAAGCGAGGCGATAGATGAGCATACTTAAAGCTGTACCTGGAGGATGGCAGTTAAGAGATGTTCAACGCGACGTGTTGCTAAAGCTAGAAGAGAAGTTCGATAGCTCAGATGTATTCATCATCAGAGCACCTGTCGCTTCTGGTAAGACGCTACTATCCATGACTATTGCAAGATACCTTCAGCAGCGGAATAAGTGGAAGTCTAGGATATTAGTACCTAATAACCTATTGTTACAGCAGTACCTAGACAGCTTCCCTAGTATCAATACGCTAAAGAAGCGGGAGAGTTATACTTGCTCCCTCTACGAGAATCAGACTGTTAAGTTTGACTGTGGCGAGCATACCAAGTTAACTGGTACCAGTAAGAAGCGTGGAGCTTATTGCAAGGGTTGCCCTTACGTAGGAGCCTTGCGTAAAGCCCAAGCTATGCCTTACGTAGTTATCAATAATTATACCTACCTAGCTTATAGGTTATACGGTGAAGGCTTGATTATAGATGAGGGCCATCTGCTGCAAGGCATGATAAAGGACTTAGCGGCTAAGAAGTTATGGCACCACGATTACGAGTTCCCATCGTATGTACGGACCTACGGCCAGCTACTCCGCTGGGTCACTGAGCGTTTGACTAGAACACCCAATGACAAGAAGCTGAAAGAGCTAAGAGCAGAGCTCATGTCCAACAAGGTACATTACCTAGTAGAGAAGGGCTATTCCCTGTATAGGGGCGAGGAACGGGAGTGCCTTAAATTGATACCCGTAGACGTCAAAGACCAACCGCCACTACTCTGGCCCTTAGGTAAGGTTAAGAAACTATTCTTCTTATCCGGTACAATAAATCGTAAGGATGTAGAGGACATGGGCTTAGGTGACAGGCGCATCTGTGTTATTGATGCACCCAGTCCTATACCAGTGGAACGCAGACCCTTACACCTTGACCTAAGATTTAACCTATCAGCCGCAGCCAACGGTAGAGACATACCCAAACTTGCTGACTATTTGCTAGAACTAGCCGAGACCAAACCCGGTCGAGGCTTCATCCACGCTCCTTACGCCTTAGCCAAGAACCTAAGCTTACTGCTAGGTAATCATCCGAGGTTCCTGTTCCACAGTAACCAAAATAAGCAGGCAATATTCAAAGAGTTCCAGGAGACTGAAGGTAAGATAATGGTAGCCTCTGGTATGTATGAGGGTATTGACCTAGCCGATGACCTAGCCAGGTGGCAGGTAATCTGTAAGGTACCTTGGGCTAACCTAACCGAACCAGCTATGCAGTATTTAGCTCAGCAGGACCCAGAGGGCTACGCTAACGAGGCAGCCAGACTAGTTGTCCAAGCCTATGGCCGAGTCTGTCGTAACCCCAATGACTTCGGGGAGACATTCATCGTAGACCGTTCCTTTAAACGCCTGTACAATGACTACCGAGAGCTGTTCCCTGGTTGGTTCTGTGATGCAGTATCAGAGGAGCCTACGCATAAGGCTATAGGACTATGAATAGGTATTGGCTTAAGGTTAAGCGAAAGCGCTGCCGTAAATGCGCTAGCGTAACGCCACACAAGGACACCTGGTATGAGGGAATAGGCGCGACCTGCCCGTTCTGGGAAGCAAATAAGGGAATGTGTGGGTGTAGTGCTTATGACCCAGCTGGCCCTGAATACCCCAGCACTCCCTGCCACGGTGGCTATCAGCACACCTGGACCTGCTGTAAATGTAAGACTACGAAGCGAAAGCTTGAGAAAGGATGGGTGGAGTGTGACGACCTCTGGACGTGGAAATAAGGTATATACCTGGGAACAGCAGCTAGCCTATGGGCTTCAAGCTCAGCAGGACTTTCACGACATCTACCATAGGCCGTTAACGGCAGCCACCACTTTTGCCTACGATTTCAAGGTAGTTAAGACTGGCGAGAAGCTGGAACTTAAGACTGATGACTGGGACCACGAGTCTACTTCTAACTTTTTCTTCGAGAGATGGAGCAACTGGGAGAAGCAAACACCCGGTGGCCCTTGGCAATCCCGAGCAAAGCGAGTAGATGTACTAGTTTACTACTTTGCAAGGAATGGAATCTACTACCAGTTTAACGACATCAAGAAATTGTGTAAAGTTTTGGACCGGATTATCCGAAAGGAAAAGCTAGGACTGGTACTGATAAAGAATAGAGGGTACCGTACTGGCGGCTATAAAGTCCCTCGCCATCTGTTAGAAGAGCTGTACGATATCTACGAAGTGACCGGGACTTAGGTTACCAATCTGCCCTTCGGGCATCCCGATGTGTACATCTCGGTAACAAATCCCACGAATTAGGAGGAAATATGAAAGAGCTAGTGTTTGAGGTCAGATTTTATCTAGCTAGAAAAGACATCACGCATGTACGGGAATACAGAGGACTTGCCTCCACCCCAGAAGAGGCTAGTTCACTATTAGAATCCCTGTTTAAACCGAGGGTAATTAAAGGAAATAGTGGCGTATATCTACTAGCTAAGCCATTAGAAGTACAAGTAATAGATGGACAAGGATTGATAGAATAAGGAGGAAGTATGGATACTGTAAAGTGGGATGACCAGATACGTTACATACATAAGCTAGACCATAGGTCTAAAGTACTGTTTGCTTTGGATGCTGCCATGTCCGTAACCAGTTCCGAGACTGGACGCTTCTGCCTATACATAGTGAGCAAGTGGCTGGAGGATGACAGCTACGCCTATGCCTGTTCGCAAGCTGCGGACATTGCACATACAGCGGCAAACCTGCGTAATACCCACGACGACTGGGCTGCCATCTACACCGGGAAGTTAGCTTACAGTAACTCTGCTTACCGGTACGAGAATAACCCGATACAGAGCTACTCCGGCAAGGACGTACTGGCTACCAAGTATGCCTCCGAGGCAGCACAGGCTGCGGTAAAGCAGTCCGACAATCCAGAGCAATTAAAGCAGGACCTTATGGAATACCTGCAAGAATTACTGCTAGAGAATAAGGAGTTAGGATTATGAGTCATGAATATGGAAACGGCACACTAATTAGCGTAGACCTCTGGTGCGAGACCTGTAACACTCGTACCGTCACTACCATGCGACGCTCCGAGGCTAGCTACGAGAACCGCTGGAACTGTGACCAATGCCGCGAGTTCAATACAGTCAAGCGCGTACCCAGTGCCCCTATGGTGATGAAAGCTAGCTATCCCTCCGGTACTAAGCGCTCAGGATTCCAGGAACTTAAGGAGGCTAATAATCTTCGAGCAGAAATATCTGGACTTCCGCCAGTAGAACGTGCTAAAGCTGAGTCCGAGATTAACCGATTAGAACAGAGAAAGGATAAATAATGTACTACGGAATACTCTTTGGCCTCATCATCCCATCCCTGGTTGTACTGTCCATCATTGGTCTGTTTAACCTAGCTAACCAGCTAATGTCGGAGGAATACGATAATGAAAGCGATAATTGAATTCGACCTTAATGACGCTGACGATAGGATAGAGCATAAGCGTATGCTTCAAGCAACCGACCTCTCTTGCTTCATCTGGGACGTGGAACAGCTAGTGTTTCGGCCTCACCGTAAGCATGGCTACCCAGATAGCGTTCGGGGTAGGAAATTGAACGAGCTCATCGAAGCTCATCCAGAAGTAGACCTGGCCATAGGATTACTGGAAGAAATGTACTACGAGCTTAAGCAAGAAAGAGGTATCTCAGATGAGTAATATCAAGCGGGAGTTAGATGCCTGGGGTTGGAGCTTCGAGGAACTCAGAAAGTTCCATAAGGATAGCCTAGAAGACCAAGGACGTAAGCTAGTGGAGGGGCACGTCAAAGTGACGCAGACAGCTGGTATTAAGCACGATAAGGGCAAGTTACCGCTACATCTAGTACCAGCAGAAGCTATCGAAGAGGTGGCTAAAGTTTTGGCTTTCGGTGCCGATAAGTATCAGGACTGGAATTGGGCTAAGGGATTTAAATGGTCCAGGTTGTATGCCGCAAGTCTTAGACATCTCTACGCCCATATGCGTGGAGAGGACAAGGACCCCGAGACTGGTCTTAGCCATCTAGCACATTGTGCTTGCAATCTACTATTCCTGGTGTATCATGAGCAGCACGGCGTGGGGGAGGATGATAGGCATCCAAGACCCGCTGCTAATAAGGAGACCGTATGAAGAAGTATCTGGAAATTCTGGCAATGATTCTGAAAATAGCTTGCTTTGCCTTGGTCGGGCTAGCTCTTGGCTACATCGTAGGAGATGAGATTGAGCAGCGTAAGCTCCGGGCAGACCTCAGGGCTATCTGCGCTGAGCAGTTCGTCGAGCGCATGGGCGAACCAGAGAGTGAACTAGCTGAGCTAGTTGTTAAATATCAGTGCCGTAACGCTATTCCGTAATCTATAGTAAAGGAGGCTAGTAAATGCTAAGTGTAGAAGCCAAGTTAAAGAATATGACTAATACAGTTAAGGCACTTAATAGCCTTCTTTCCGTTATACAAGAGACGGAAAGTAATGGCGAGGTATACCTGGTAGTAGAGCATGAGGACTATGGTCACATTACCGAGTTGCACGCAGAGGATTACCCGCATCACAAGGAAATACTAAGGGATGCCCTGGAGTTCGCTACAAGTAACTACGATAAGGAGGCACTACCATGGGACTAATAATTAACGGAGGCAATGCCGCTATCACTAGTGCACATTGGCACCAGGTTAAGGGTAATAACAATACTTGGACTATGGATTATACCGTTGCTGACAATTTGCCTATCTACACAGTAGCCCAGTACCCTAGATTTAAGCGTAGTATTGACATGAATCCTAATTCCAAGATTAGTATGGCATGGAACTCCGCTAATGGTGTATGGGAATGGGAGATTGACGGATGGAACTGGCCATGGGAGGACGAGAGTGAAACGCCTAATGAAGGAGCTGAATACGGTACTGGAGTTTCTCGTGATGTTGGGTTGGATGGTAGTAATCGTACTTGCACTCACGAATGGGTTAATATTAGCTTTCATCATTTACAGCTGGCTTGCAAGCATTGCGGCATAGATAAACCAGAGTAATAACGTGGCCGATGATAAATCCAACATCCGATACCTGGACCTATACCGACGCAACTGGTCAGTAGGTTACGTCTACTGCTCTGAGTGTGAGCAGTCTGGCTATCAGATGTGGGTTACTGGTGCAGAAATTATAGCTTGCCCGCACTGTGAAGCTAGGATACCACTAATACTAGAGAGGGAATGATGGATAAGACTGAGACTAAAATGGGAAAGGTTATACAACTACCAACAACCAGGAAAGGAAATGCTGAGATTCACGTTGAGGCTGAGTTCAAGTACGCTGACGACCTGGAAAGAAACATGCTAGACGTTAGACTACAGCGCATAAAAGAAAGCCTTAACCGTATTAACGAACTTATGCGCAATCTTAAGGAGACTACGAATGCAAAAGTTAAAGAATAAGTTATATCTGGGTATCAGTCTTTTGGCAGTAGGGTGTATCGACGCTCATACCAATGACGTAGAAGTAAAGCCACAAGACGTAGCTGAAAGTACTATGCAGCCAGAAGCAGACGAGATACCGGAAGGACGCCTCTACGTGCAATCCGTTATGGACGCATGTAACGCTAAGGTGTCTCCTGCTAAACGAGAGATACTAGCCGAGCAGATACGCCTGGTAGGCGAAGCCTTCTTCCCTAAGAATGAAGAGCGTAAGTGGTTCTACTTCCTTATCTGTATTGAGTCCAGATTCAATAATGAGTCTCGCTCCCCCGTAGGGGCTACTGGGCTTACCCAGGTCATGCCAAAATACGCCCCTGAGTTCGCTAAGGCTTGTGGTATCGGGGAGATAGACCCAAAGGACCTAGCCGATTCCCAGGTCAACCTCATCGTTGGGGCTTGCAGGTTCAAGGAACTTATGCTACACTATAAGGGAGACCCTGCTTTGGCTCTTGCAGCCTATAACAGTGGCCTCGATTCCCCCACGGTACGTAAGACTGCGAGCCTGGACGTTAGGACTGGACACCCAGAAACCATAGGCTACCTGGCCGCAGCCTTCGTACTCAACCAACGTATGACACGGGCAGGCCAAAATGACACAGTCGTCCAAACCGCACAACTACATTAGTTATGACGAGCTACTTATGAATAGACATTGGCAGTATCCGCTAACTGAGGCGGATGCTATCAATATGGCGCGGGTCTGGTTCCGTATTAATAAGCTGGTAGCTCAATATCCAGCTACCCTTACGGCTCCTATAGTGAGCTCAGGGTACCGTCCTGGCCACTACAATACTCAGGCTGGCGGAGCTAAGCGCTCTACGCACCTCACCTGCGAAGCTGTAGATATTAAGGACCCAGGCAATGGCTTAGACCAATGGCTTGACAGTAACCACGCAAAGCTAGTAGAGTGTGAACTGTGGAGAGAGGCGCCGGATAGGAGTCCAGGGTGGTGCCATCTCGACATCAGACCTAGAAAGTCGCGTACATTTAATCCATAAATAAGAGGGAATCATGCCAATCTTTTTAAGACCAGACCGAGGAACTACAGTAAGCAAGCATATACATGACGAGTTAAATGAAGGTGTAGTCAAGTTGCAGTACGCTAGCGATAAGTACTGCCTTAGTCTTAATGTGGAAGACTTCACTAAGGTTCTGTTTGATAAGGATGGAGAACCCATCAAGGATGGCATACTAAAGTCTGGGCAAAGGGCGAAACTGGACCTAGGCAGGATTAGTGCAGATAAGTATCACTTAATGTTAATACCCAATCCAGAATTAGCAAGGATGGCTTACATCGGCGGACCCATACTAATGGAGCCCTATGAGTCTGAGAGATTAGACTACATGCTAAAGGTAGAACGTGGCGTAGAGCTAGCCAAATTAAGCTACCTCTTCCGCATTTACTTGGTAGATTAAGGAGGGAATCATGGACTTGCTAGGTATTATTAGCAAGGAACTGGACGAGTGGGAGCAAAGAAAACAGCTAGCTATACAGGAATTCACACAAGCTAGTAACGCCATAACTGCGTTGTGGCAATTAACGGAAAGAATGAAAGAGGCGGCGAATGTCACGGATTATCAGTCTAGCGGAGAGGAAAAAGAAGCTGCGTCAGGAGATTGACTCCTTCCGTAGTCCAAGCGAAAAGAAGATGGAGAAGCAACTGGAACAATTACTGGAAGTAATAGACGAGCTGGATGCTCGGGTTCAAGACTTGGAGCTCCGTCAACTACAACTGGTCCGTGCTTTAAATGAGTTACTATCGAGACTAGAAAAAGAGGTCTAGAGATAGACCTGCTTTCACTGAAATCTTGACTACTTGGGGCCTGCGTCAAGTCGTACTTTAAGTACGCCACGGCGTAGGCTCTTTTTATTCACCCTGCACTGGTAACTTCGGAGCTTCCCAAGCTTCCTTGGCTATGGCTAGTAGTTGGTTATCCAGGTCATTCTCGGTCTTAGCCGATACCTTCTCAAGGAGAAGTATGATTACCTTCTTGAGTACAGTCTCAGTAACAAGACTAGTTAAAAGACTAAGGAGCACCTTACCAAGGGCTCCGCCTACGGCTGCTGCGATGGTAGCTAATACTGCTGGATTCATTACTCTTCCTTTCCTAATATTGGTATATCTTTACCTGACAGTTGTTCTGTTAGACTGACTATTGCCTGTGCTCCTCCGGGAGTAAAAGCCCTAGCTGCATTTCTCATAGCTCTACCTAGACGGTCCGGGTCTCCCTCAAATAATTCAAACCCGCCCATAGTAAGCTCCTTTGCCGTAGCTACAAGGGGTGGCTGAAACTGTCTACCCTCTAGTATACTCTTTACTGCAAATATGGGAGAACTTGAAGTAGCTCCACGTGCCCAGATAGAAGCGTCTGGAGATTTAGGTTCTCCAAATAACCAGGTCTCAAGATTAGAACCTGGCTGAGTCAATATGGCGTTTATACCTACTCCGGCCATTAAGGGAGCAACAAAGAATCTAAGAAATTCAGCGCCACCTTTTACAGCTCCTCGCTCTTGGAATATATCGGCTATCCTTCCACTGATTGCAGATGGGTACTTGCTAAACATACTGAAGAGCGGACCTATAGCCCTGGATAATTCGCTACTGGTTATACGGTTGTAGCTGAAGAGTGTACGGTCAGCGAGGTATCTGGTTATAAGGTCCTGTGCTTTTTCAAGACTCTTTTCGTCATCCTTTTTAGCTAGATATTTCAAGGTGTCTTTTCGTATACGCTCCGGCATAGTATTCAGGTACTTAAGAGCAAGCTTATCTCCAGCTGCTGCGTCCTTAGCTAAGAACTTACCAGTCTCGTAAGCTACTGCTCGGTTGATACGTTCACTGAATTCAAACATCCACATAACTGCGTTGGATAGTTTCTCTGCACTTTGACCTACTAACCCAGGCGGTCTGCCAGTACGTATAGCTTCCCTTAACTCCGTAGTCCATTGCGGCGCTAAAAATCCAGCCCGCTCTAATTGTTCTCTGTATGACTCCTTACCTACATTAGCCAGGGCTTTAAGGTAGGCAGGTACTACAGCCCGTGTTCCATATATAAACCCAAGTTCTGGTATCATCATGTAGAGCCCGCCAGTAAGGTTCTGTATAGCAGCTCTAGGCGATGCACCCAGAAAGTTAGGGTATACGTTAAGTACCATATTCTGGAACATATCGGGAGATTCAGCTAAGAAGTTATAGAATCCTTTTATAGCGCCCTCTTCCTGTCTTTCAGCTAGACGCAGAGCCCTGGTCTGAAACCAGACAGCTGCCTGTCTTGTGGTCTTAGCTAGGAATCTAGCTTGACCTAAGAATTCATCGTGTAACCGTTCTAACTTTATAGCATCATCTACGTTACCTGACTTTCGTAATAGTTCAGCTTGATACCTAAGGTCAGCTAAGCTATTCTTTAGGTTAGCGTAACGGTACACTTGTTGACCCCATTTAGTACTCAGTTTCCTTACATCCCTCTCTTGTATGAATTTAGGCATGAGGTTGGTACGTTGTAATAGGGCTGACGCCTTTATCTCATCTGCATAGACTGAACCACCTGGTTGTATCGCCTGTTTTAGTTGAGCCGATAACTCGGCCCCGTTAGTAGGCTCCTTACCAGTAAGGTAATGTATAGCCCTTACTAGTTCATCCAAAGGAGTACCACGCTGCACCTGACTTAGGTCGTAATTAGCTGGTAGACTCAAGGGATTTATCTTTAGTCCCTTTGCGGCCTCTTCTATCTTCTTCTCTATAGCTACTATTACCCTAGGCATATCCATCATTTGGTGCGGTAAATAGTTAGCCCTAGTCTCAAGCGGCAGCTTGTAGTCAGTTTTTACCTTAGTAGCGGCATCGTCGAAGAACTTACGCCAGCCTAGGTAATTATCCTTAGCGGCATCAGGTATAGCCTGTGCTATTTGCTCACGCGTCATATTGGCATAGGCACCTACACCATCAAGGGCGTCAGCTACTTCGGTCTGAAGTTCTGGAGCTAGCTTCTCATAGCTAGAGTTAAGATTTAATTTACCTTTAAGGTAATCCCTCAGAGCTACCTGGTAGAGATTGGTGCGCTTTGTAGCCTCTAGCAGGGTTCCGCTGACGTCGATACCTAAACGCCTGTCCATATCTCTAGCTACAGAAGAGAAGTCTATAAAGAAATCCTTTATTGCCCTTAGCTCCGTGGCTATTCTTGGTTCATTTACTGCTAGCTTCTCAAGGTCGTCACCTACCGTCTTAATGGTACGCCAACGGGTATAAGCCTTCTGAAGGTCTTCCGGTGCTAAGGTCGCTTTTAACTCCCTAACCTTATTGATAGCGCCATCAAATGTCCTAGGTCCACCTAACTTATCGGAAAAGTCAAGTAAAAGTTCTTTCAGTTCATCCGGCATTTTACCTTTAAGGTCATCAATGTCAGCTGGTCCAATAGTCTTAGGGGTATCTTCCACTAAGGCAAGTAGTTCAGACAATTCCCTTTCCCATCCAGGTACCTTGCCAGCTACTTCCTGCTCCACCGTATCTAATATCTTGACGGTATCAGGTGTAGCTATTTGCTTTAATTCATCTATTCCAGTTGGGCTAAGGGGTTCCTCTGCAGCTAGCTTACCAGCTTTGCCACCACGTAATATCAATGGAGCTAATACCGTACCAGCAATAGCACCGATACCCGCCCCCATAGCAGCCTGCTTTAATTCTTCTCCAGACTTAGATTCACCTAAGGCAAAGCCTGCACTCTCTAACGCACCGGCACCAGCTAACGCTGCTCTACTTCCAGTCTGGGCTACCATAGCTGTAGGCGTAACTAGTCCTGCCGCTATTTCGGTTCCCTTTTGAGCGTAAGATTTCTTTCTCTCAGTTAGTTCGTTAAGCTCGTCAATCGCTTTCTCTACATTAGGGTCCTGTGCTTTTTTAGCTACCCAGGTAGGAAGACCGCCAAGTGCTTCGGATACAAACCCTATGGTCCTACGAGCGGTGGTAACCGCACCCTTCTCACCCTCTACGCTACGGCCTAGGTAAGGTGCGAACATCTTTAATAGTTCTGGGTCAGTCTGGTTACGACTAGCTATATCCTGTATCTCTGCTTGGGTGATATCCTTACCTTCAAATATACCACCCTTTTCTGGCTCATCTGGTATTTCCTTTAGATTAGGAATAGCAGCTAGCTCTTCCTCATTCACTGTCTTTAGGTCAGGAATTGCAGAGAGTTCGTCAGCTTCACCAACGGTCTTAAGGTCCGGTATTTCGTCTAGTATATTGCTAGCCATTACTTAATCTCTTATAGTGTAGCCTAGTTTCTGTAGCTTTCTTCTGGCCTCATCTTCGGGTACTCCATCCCTTTGAGCTACTTCTTTTACTTTAGCTGAACTTAAGACTTTTCCAGAAGGAGGTGTCTGGGTAGGAGTCGGGGCAGGAGCCTGAGCTGGAACAGCCTGTCCTCTTGTCCCGTACAGTATTTGTTTCTGTAAATCTATATCTTGACCTAAAGATGCTCGCCTACTCTGTGTCAACTTTAATAGCTCATCCATATTAGTACCAGAACTGAACCAACCTTCTTCCTGTGGTATGCCTTCCTTGCCAAATATTATAGCAGCCTTATTCTGTATCTGAGCTTCTACTTTCTTCTTAGTCTTAGAGTCGGCTACATCTAATTCACTAATAAGTCCTTCTAAGTCTGCTGCGTCTTTATATTGTGTTTCAAATTCTTTTAGTTTATCGTCAACTTCTTTTTGAATCCTTGCTTGCTCTTCTTTATCACCTTTTACTTTGGCGTTCAGTAAAGCTACACTTCTCTTTAAAGCTTCTTGTTTTTGAAATTGCGATTCGCGCAAATTCAACTCTTCTCGTCGGAGTTTAGCTGCGGCCCTTCTAGCGTCGTCTCTTTCCTGTTTATCTTCAAGGCGTTCAGACTGACGTATCAATTGAGACTGCTGAGTGTCCAGTTCCTTTATCTGCTGAGCGTAGCTGTCGTATATCTGCTCCCGCTTCTTATCCCAGTTTACCATAGCTTGTTGAGCAACACCAGACATGTCAACGCCTGTTCTCATACCCTGAGCTGCAGCTCCAATCTGGGCCAGACTTCTACCTATCAGCGAGGCTAATTCACCTATGTCAGCTCGACGCAGCTGCTCCTGTCTCTCTGCTTTAGCCGTCTCTCGTTCGGTGCGTAAACCTGCCATCTCACCAGCAATTCGCTCTTGAAGTGTAGGTTTCTTTACCGGTGGAGGAAATTCCTCTTTCTTTGGTTTAGGTTTAGTCTCTACTAAACCAGGAGCTTCCGCTAATTTAGGAGCCTCAGCCTGAGCTGTAACTATAGCGGGCTCTGGTAACCTGGTTTCCTTCATTTCAGTAGCTTGCTTAAACGAATCCAATAGATTGGATGGGCTAGGTTTTTCTGGTTCAGCCATTTCGGATAGGCTATATTTTTGTGCTAATAATCCAGTCCTTGCTTCTGGAGATAGATTAGGCATTCTCTCTGCTAATTTAGCAGAAGGAGATAGACCCGGCTCGCTATTTTTAATTAATTCCTGTAAGGTAGAGAACCCCCTTTGCTTAGCCTGTGCTTCCTCGTCAAGGGCGGTTGCAGAAGCTTGCGTTGGTATAGCTTTAGGTACAGCCTGTCCGGTGATTAAACTAGCTAGACTAGGGTCGCGCTGCAATTGCTCTGCAGCCATTTCCTCACTTATACCTAATTTCTTAGCTAACTCTTGTGTGATATCCATATTAATACCTTATATCTTCGTTGTTCCTGCTAATATGTTACCTACGCCGCCACCAGCTGCACCGCCTGCCATAGTTCCGGCAAGTATAGTTGCACCAGCAGGGGCCCCTACTCCAGTCGCAACAAGTGCTGCGCCAACAGCCATGCCAGCGAGTGTACCAATAGCCGAGAACATGGAACCTCTATTCCTAGCCTTAGCTTGTTCCCGTCTTATCTTCTCGTCCATGGCCCTTTTAGCTTCTGCTAATCGTTTAGTCTGTGCTTGGTCAAGCTCCTGCTGACCTTGAGCGAAGGTCTGGGACAGTTCCTGATTAATCTTAGCCTGAGCAGCCTTAAGTAACTGTAACTTACGTTGACTAGCTTGGCGCATCTTCTGCTCGAAGTCGCGTAGTTCGATATTTGATTTAGCGTTAGCTAGCTTATAATCTAGCAGCTGTCGTTCATTAAAGAAGGTTCTTCCCAGTTCATCTTTTTGGAAAGTCATCTGGTCATCTAGCAGGCGTTGCTTAAGTCCGCTATTCAATTGATTAAGTTGAGACTCGAACATACGCTGCTGCTTAGTCTGGTTTAGCTGCCGCTCTTGCAACTTAGCCTGAGCTAGATTAGCTTCTTCCTTAAGTGCCATCTGGCCTAGCTGTGCAGCTTGCTTCTGAGCCTGTTCCTGTACCTGAAGCAGAGGTTGAGCTTGCATAGCCGTAGCTTGTGCTCCAGCCTGCTGCACTTGACGTACACCCATAGGCTGACCCATAGGACCCTGTGCGCCAATTTGACCTAGCATCTGAGACTTGGCAGCCTCTTGAAGGCCAGTAACTACCTGTTGATTCTGTCCAGGCATCTGACCAGCTAGGTTACGAAAGATTGATTGATTAGGACTAGCCATTATCTGGGGCCTCCACCGCCCCAAGGCGACATCTGTTGAGTCTCACCGTACGAAAGGGCCTCAGGTCCTTCTCCTACATTATAGCCTGTGGTAGTAGTAGGACTAGGTCCGCCAAAAGTAGCATAGCCATACGCCCCTGCTTGGGCTAGTCCGCCTATACCATCCCACATTTGCTTCTGAGACAGGGCCTTATTCTCGGCCCTTGCTAGGTCTAGTGCCATGTCTAGACTAATCTGGGACATCTCGTCCCGGAATGTACGTTCGTCAGCTGCCATCAGCGCTCTAAAGTCTAGATTATCCCGGAACAGCTCCTCCTCGTCAGCGAAGATGCTGCGGTACATTTCCTCCTCGAAGGCTACCGCATCCGAGAGATTAGCCATTCTAGCTTGTCTGTCTAATTCCTGCAAGTACTTATCATTGCTGAGGCGCATGCTAAAGCCTAACTGTTCCAGTCTAGCTTTATCTTTATTCAGGTCCAACTGTCTTTGATTGTTGGAGTATTCGTTCAGTATCCGTTCTTGGGTAGTCAAGTACTTATCTCTGGTAGCCAGTTGGTCTTCTGACAGTAGGCGGTTCTTGAACTCAGCCTGGTCTTGAATGGATTTCTGTTCCTGAGCCAAGGCTAACTGTTGTATCTGATTCTGCTTGAATAGCTCGTCTTGACCACGCTTAACCTGGTCAACGACGGCTAGTTCGGCTTGAGTGCTACGGGCAGGACCGGCACCCATACCGGCTCCAGGTACAGCCTTACCAGATGCAGCTTGAGATATACGGCTTAATGCCTCGGTCTGTCCGGTAACCTGACCAGGAGCTTGCGCTGGTTGCGCTAGTTTGGATAGGTTCTGCTGTATCTGTGAGAACAGACTAGGTCCTTGTGCCGGTGTTTTAGGTACTTGCTCAGCCATATTATCTACCTTCCAGAGCATTTATAGCTGCTATATTTTCATCTGATTCAGCTTCTCTAGCACGATTTAAAGTTTCAATTCTCTGTCTGATTTTATCTGCAAAAGCATCCAATCCTGCTATTAGTTTATCAGAAGCTTGCTTGCCTTGACCAGGAGAACCTGCTCCATAGTTAGCAATAATTCCTTTATTTCTATCTAATTCCTGTTGTAACCTAATCAGGTTAGACCAACTAGTCAAATACTGATTGGGATTAACCAGAGTATTTAAGTACTCCTCTTGTTTATCTGGAGTTATAAAGGCTAAATCTGGATTAACTCCGCTATCCTTCAGTTTAGTTCTAATGTTAGCTTCTATAGCCGGACTAAGGGTACCTGCGACATCGCCTGTTACAATAAGTCCCTTGGCATTTAGCTTGTCGTATAATCTAGATATTTCATTTATACTATTGGTGCCAGCTAAATCAGCTGCTTCTTCAGCAGTAATTTCGCCATCTTTTACTTTAGACCATAGCACCCTGTAAGTATCAGTGGTCAAACTGTTGCCAGCATCTCGTACTAAATCATACAGTGACTTTCCGTCATTGACACTATACCCAGACTTAAGGTACTGTGCCAAATTGACGCGAACCCCCGCTAGTTCGTTGGGGTCTAACGTACCATCAGCCATAGCTGTATCTAGTATAGCCATTACAGGCTTTAGCTTGTCAGGTATGTCTCCGAATCCCATCTCACGGAATAGAGCTAGTTGCTTATAGGTATTGACCATAGTCTGGAGGTTGGCTTCCCCGCCTAAGGCTTGGGATATGGCAGCTTCATTTGACAGACCTGAAGCTGGGTCTAGATTTTTAACGTTAGTGTAGTACCCTTTTAGGTTATTTACGTAAGTAGCGAGCGACTGGCCTGGAGGTAATTTAGCACGTAATCCAGCTGCATTGAGGTTGAGGAACTCATTACGCAATACATCAGGCGCTATCTTAGCCATGTCATTTAGGAACTGAGCGTAAGCTGACTTGTCTTCAGCCGAGAACTCTTTAGTCTCTGGGTCCAGTATCTTGTGAGCTTCGGTCTTTTTACTAGCCCAATCAGTATTCGACGGCTTGGTAGGGTCGTACTCTGCCCCGAACGCCAATTTATTGAAGTCAGTCATCTTGACGTTACCGTCAGCTGAATACTCTAGTTTAGCGTTAGATTGCTGTATATTAGCGCTAGCCTTAGCCGCGTCTGATAGCTTCGCGGTCGCAGCTTTAAGCGCGTCCTGATTCTTATTGATGAAGGCAACTAGGTCAGGGTACTGCTCTTCCAGGAGCTTCCTGTATTCACCCGTAGTATCATCTAGGTAGCTAGCTATCACGCTACTGATACCATCGTCAGCTAGTAGTTCAGCTACTGTCATCTGTTCATCACCAACCGTAATGGTGTCAGCTGATTGTATAGCCTCGTTCAGTTGAGCAACCTGCTGCTCACTAGCCTGAACTCCTACGGAGGAGAGGTCGCGCAGCTCAGCTTTAGCCTGCTCTCTAAGGTTAGCGGGGTAGAAGGCGTCGTTAGCTATAGCCATCAGCTCCTGTACCCGGTCAAAGTCACCGGATACTAGCTCATTTACTTTAGCCTGGAACTGGTCTATGGTAAGGTCTCTTAGTTTATCCTCTTCCATGCCAAGCATGGTAGCGATATCACCAAGACCTTGAAGACCAAGGGCAGCGAAGTCGTTAGGTTTTAACTGAGCAAGGGTAACATCAGGACCAAAGGTATTCTTTATGGTCTCAGTCACCACCTCTTTAGCAGCTTTAGTGTAGAGCTTAAGAGCCGTGGTCAGTTCATCCGCACTCTTAGCTTGTGGGAATAGTGACCAGAGTTCGGCGTCTATGGTACCGGTCTCTATAGCACTCTTAATCTTAGCTACCTGCTCTGGGGTAGCGTTAGGCAAGTCATTTTTTATCTTAGCTTCATCAGCCTTAGCTTGAGCACCAGCAGCCTTAGCGCTAGCTTCTTGCATGTAGCTATTTACCAGGCCAGATATACGACCGCCAAGGGCCTCAAGTCCTTGCAACTGCTGAGCTTTAGCCATTCTCTGTTGCTCTTGAGCACTAGCTTGGGTTCTAGCGAATAAACTAGTAGGTGCCTGGCGAGTAGGTTCTACCGACTCCCTGATAGCTTTCTGTACCTGAGCACCAGACCCGGCCATTTTGGCTTGGTCAGGTGTAAGTCCAGTATCTGCAGCAGCTTGAGGAGAGACAACAGCCCCTGGAGCTAAGCCCTGCTTAGACACCTGTTGATATAACGACTCTGGCGCGGCCTCGAACAGTTGCGAGCCACGCTTCAATAACTGACTATTTCGTTTGATAGTATTGACCAAATCGGCCATAAATCACCCCTGAGGTAGTATAGCACAGGTGTAAGTGTAAAAGCAAGTACAGTACCAGTAGCTAGGGCCTACAGTAAGGAGACTCTTCGGAAGAACCTCAGAGTCCCCAGACTGATAGGGGGGTACAAGAACTATCTCATGCTAGGCGAAGCCTTGTCAAGCACTTTCTAAATATTCCTACTAATAAAAGTACTTGACCTAAGCTAGCTTCGACCAGTACCTGTCTCTTTAGCCTGTATGATACCCTCGGACCCGAGTCCTGCTACCATCATGCTAGCTCCATTAAGCTGCATACCCTGGTCCAGCTTCCCGTTACTTACCCGTAACTGATAGTAAACACCCTTGCGCTTATTGCTCATGTACTGTATCACTGCTAAGTCTTGGGTAGCCCTGTTATTAATGTTGCCGACCACCCGTTGCTTACTGACCACGGCTTGGTCCAAGGTCTCCCAGTTGTCGATGAGGTCGATGGATGCCTCCACGACTACCTCGCTATCCTTATCTTCTGGTCGGAATTGCATGTTAAAGCTAGCCACCGCTTTCCTTATACTAGCCGAGCCAAAGTCCATAGCCCGTAAGGTAGCTACAGCCTCGATAGGCGAGCCATCGTCACGGTAGTCTGTGCTATCCCCAGTCATGCGGAGAGTAAATACCTCTCCGTTAGGGGTTGCAAACAGTGGTTGTCTTAGCATGTTAGCCCAGCCGATAGCTGGTAGATTAGAGTAGGAAGTCCAGCTACCGTCCCTGTACCCGTCAGCCGTGTATTCCCGAACGGTGTTGTAGACCAGTACGCGCTGGGAGTAATCCCTCTCATCATCCCGATAGGGAACAGACAGCTTGTACTGGTGCCCCAGCGGGTAATAGTGTCCGTGTAGTTGTAAGTCTAGCTGGTTAAGGTCTACTTCTTCCTTCCAGATACGCTCTACACGGCGACCGATGTACTGACACTGGAGGTTAGTGGTAATACGGTAGATACCAGATTGGTTAGCGAACATTATACCGTTCTGGGTAGGTGCTATCGAATACGGCGCGGTACAACCAAGGCCTCTGGTATCGAGGCGCTGTACGCAAGGCTGGCCTGCCCTCTTGGCCGCAATATTGACTAGGTAGACGGAAGCAGTCTTAAATACCAGAAGGATACTATCCTTTTGCGCAGCTCCGAAAGCCGACTCGCCAAAGAACGGTATAACCCCTGTTATCTCTTGACCATCTGAAGGATTGATGTCGATAGCTGATTCACTATCTGTGTCTAGGAAGGCTAAAGGTGCATCAAATATTTCTGGATAGTTAGGGTAGCTCACCAGTATACGGCTAGGGAAGACCTGAACTTCAGCAAGTACGGTTGAGCCAGCGTTAACTCTAAGCTCGTTAGCGTAGATGATGAGGTTATCAAAGCTAGGAAGTATAGCTGCTAGCCTGCTATCAGTGACGTAAGGTGTCTCGATTACTATACGATTATCTCGCCACTCGCCACCAGCGTTAGCTACCATCCAAGGAACGAAATCTTGAGTGTTACAAGCAGCTTGCGCACTATTGATAGCGTTGGCAAGTCGCAGGAATACAAAGGTGCTAGGGTCAACGGAGGCTTGCTTTAGACCAGCTTTAGTGCTATATAATAGGTCAGAACCTATCCAGACTGGCACGTCATTTGCATTAGTAGCGTGGACGTAACGATTGACGTCCTGCCCGTTAAGTGGGTAAGTATTGATACTATCAAGTAAGGTGTTGGACAGTTGGATACGGAAGCTATTAGTATCCACTACCGAACTAACCTGGTAGTGCCCGCCTACTCGTGGGTCAATGGAAGTTGGCCCGCTATTAGTAAAGAACAGATATATCCAGTTACCCTCAACCAGTCCATGACTTGCATTAGTTATAGTCAATTCGTTAGTGTCATAGTCTATAGCTGCACCAGACAGACTTATGGTATGGGCACCGGATGAGAGGAACTCAAATTGCATCCTATTCAGGTTATCGGTAGTAAGCCCAATGTCAGTACTATCCTTTAGTATTAATAGCTTACGGCCTGCGTAGTCGGCTAACTCCGTCTTCTCTATCTCGGCTAGGCGTTGAGGACGCAGACTTAGGCTAGGCCAGCTACGGAAGTTGGCTAGTACAAGGCTATTGGAATTGGAAGTTAGATACTTACTACGTAAAGGACCTGACCAAGTCTGGCCCAATTCTTGCCCTAAGAGTGTGGCGTTAACTGGGTCAAGGTTGGTGCTAGCGAGAGTGTTATCCGCAGCTGTGTCAGTGAACTCAAGGTAGGCTTCGCCACCGATATTCCAGTTAGGCTGCAATGTAGCTACTAGGTAATAAGGTCCAGTTAAGTTTGCCTTGGTTCTGTACACCTGTATCTCGATACGAGCGAAGTCAAAGTTATCTAGGAACGGAGGCCGGACAAGCAAGTGCTTGATAGCAGCGGCTTGGGCTATATCTATCCTAGCATCTTGTGCGTTGGTAACGGCACTAGCTATAATATTTCCATTAACATCTATCATATTAAGGCGATAGTAATAGGAGTACGTACTTACCTTATTAAGCGTCTTAGTACCACTAGTTAGCAGGGCTACACCATCTGTGTCTACTTCTATAACAGATTCAGTGTTTCCTTCCCAGGTTTTGGTGATAGTAAGGTCTCGCGTTACCGTAACTCCGCTAGTAACATTGGTATAACGTATAACATCTCCAATAGCGAAGTGTTTATCAAGGTACTTATCTACGTTAAAGAAGTTACTACCAACTGAGCCAATTTTAGCGTTATCTATTTGATAGGTATTAGGTACTACCTTACCTACCGTCGTAGTATCTAGTGTTAGGTATAGACCTGCCTGCCAACGGAAGAGACCAGCCCTAGTCAGGTTCTGGCCGTCGTAGCGCTGTACCGCATCCAGACCATTGGTCAGATACATGGTATCCTGTACCATGGTAGAGCGGAGGAATGGCTGGTTGTCGTACGCAGCACTGTTGAAGTAGCGGTACCTATTAGGAGGTAACTGCAGGTAGTCGTTGTCTGGCTCCTCGATAGGCCACCAGCGTCTGGTTACCGTGAAACTGATGGTAGAGGTCAAGCTGTCGAACCAAGGAAAATCCTCGTCTACCTCGACGTTATAGCCAAAAATTACACATCCCCCCAGTGCTGGGGTATAAGCTTTAACTACTAGTTGAACCTGAGTTGGGCTGATAATCTCTTCTATCAACTGCTCGCCAGTGAACTGACCAGCGTTAAGTAATAGTATACGCTGGCCTACCTGGAATAGGTTGGAATCGGCCACATTGACGCGGACAGGTGGATTGTCGTCCAAGGTATAGCTGAGGTTGCTGGAAATGCTAACGACCTCATCTGCCCGTGGATTCACGAATTTAGCTCTAAGCTCACGGCTGAGGTTAGTGAAGCTAAGAATATCGCCTGCTACCAGATTCTGGGTAGTAGGTATAGCGTTAAGCGAGCGGAGAGGTATGATACGGCTGGTTCTAGAGCCGACGAGGAGAAGACCATCAGGTATACTTACATTCTCGTAGAGTCCATCCATGCGGACTTCATTACCAGCTGAAGTGCCGGTAACGGTTAACAATTGCTCCTCGCCCCAGCTTGCTGACAGTAATCTATCGTTCTCGAAGAATGGGCAGGTCACTTCCAGAGGAATGCGGTCAGTGAAGATACCAGCTCTTCCGTCTGAACTAGCTTCATTCCAGTCAGCGGTATCGAGCTCAGGGTTATAGACGGTGACGTCCAGGTAATCGCTGCTAGGTACCAGGGCTGCACTTATAACGTTAAATTCACCATTATTAATGGAGTAACCCATACCGCTAACGGTGAGAAATTCGCTGCTATTGAATATTTGTGACAGTGAGCCTATCACAGTTAGATTAGGTACGTAAAGGCGATAGGTTACATGCCCCTCAAATACCTCCTCCCAGTAAGCAGTATTGCTAGGTGCCTGACCTGCAGGTACACTCATAAGCGCCTGGTAGTAGCTAGCGTTAAATCTAACGATAGCTCCGGTAGTGTAGGTGGAGCTAGAGGAATAATCAGGATACGCTTCAGTCCCTTGCTGGTAGACGGAGCGAACGATGGCAGCCAAATTGTTGCCAGCAGTAGTGAAACGAATAACACCTTGAGTTCGGCTAGTATCGCTATCTGTGGTATTGATGAAAGCAGGGCCTACTACAACTGGCGTATCTACCCTAGCTCTAAGGTTAGGATAGTATTCTCCCATACCGTAACTAGCCGGAGCCTCGCTAAAGTCTATAGCATTGTAGAGGTTTCCGCCAAGTCCACAGACTGGTCTTTCCTCTGCCTGCGCTCTATAGACGTCTACGTGAGTTACGTAGCCTGGAGTCGAGCCAGTAGCACCTGAGTACAACTGTCGGTGAGGTAAACCCCAGATAGTCATCTGCGGGTTATTATCCCTATAACCAGTACCACTGCTAGACGTGATAGGAACCACCTCTTCGCTGGTATAGTCGGCGTAGTCCCACAATGCTTTATACGTCAGGGCAGAACCGGTATTATTAGTCACCTGAATACTGCCAGTTCCGAGAATGCTATTGACAGAGACGCGGTCTGGGGTTATACGTATTCTATCTGTGCCAGATATCTGGTAGACATGGATGAAAGCAAATGGATTGGTAAGGCTACTGATACTAAGTGTGCCGGTAGTTCCACTAGCTATACTACCTGAAGTGGCTGTATTCGTGACGGAATATACTACCGGTATTACGTAGTATTCACTAGTTCCGGTATTCTCTACCAATAAGGTGATATTGCCTGTGCTACTAATCGTTAAATCGGTTACTGGTAATTCCTCGTAGCTAGTAGTAGCTCCAGTTCCCGGTACCACTCTAAATAGGCTTAGGTTTACATCAGCACCCTTGTTATGCGTACTAGCTGGTATGCTAATAGTTTGAGTAGTCCCTCCGGCAACTAGTGTAGCCGGGTGGTGATAGGCTCCGCTCATTATAGACCTATCGGCCAAAATGGCATAGGCAGTAAATTGGCTGGTGGTATTATTTGCCAGATTGATGGTGACGGTGTCGTCTACTACTGCTGTACTAGCCTCGTCATACTGGATAAGTAGGTTATTCTGGTTAGTAGGGTTAGTGGATTGTAGCAATGTGGTAGCTACGAATTCCCCCAATTTATGCTCACTACCTGGTATGCTTATTGCAAATGTGTCGATTACAGGGTCGCTTGCTTCTACGCATAGTTTGTTGGAAACCAATCTTCCGTAATCCCAAACTGTTAAGGTAGTAAGGTCGGTACCAGATTGGTTAGTGACGTAAAAGGTGGAACGATAGTCAGAGGTTGCACCTGGAAGTAGTCTTACGTCGAGTACGGCGCTAGCGGCTGCTGCGTTTACCGTATCCAAATTGGCGCTACCGTAGAAGGCTACGCGAGAACCATCGAGCTGCTCGGCAAATAGCTGATAGAATAGGAAAGGAGTATCTGGGTAATCTACTATTATAGTTTCATTTATCTCGCCCGACTCCACAAGCTGCATCTTAGATTGACTGCTGGGTGCAGCGTAGAGGCAGGCTACTAGGTTAAAATTCTGATAGTAGCTAAAGGATAGTTCAACAGAACCAGCCGGGGTAATCACGTAGCTATCCGGTACTATACGCTCGTATTCGGTACCATTGTCTAGGTAGCAATCAGCCAGGATGTTAAAGCTGGTAAGGTTATGGGTACCAGCTGCTATACTAACTGTGACTGGGTTAGGAAAGCTAGCAGCTGTAGCTAAGCTAGCGGTGTAGACGTAAGAGGTACCTGGGTCGAATGCTCTTGACTTGGCGACGGCGAAGGTATCAAATATTACGGTCGATTCATCGCTAGTCAAGCCAGTAGTTACTTCGGCGGTAACGTCGGCACTTAGCTTATCTACCTTAACGCTGGTAGGTACTATTACCTGGTTACCGAGGTTAGTGCTACTAATACTCTGGAAGAGGCCGAAGGCTAGAAGGGAACCTTGGTCGTGGGTATTACCTTCTAGCAGTATGGTAGTAGTTTGCTCGCTTATACCATCCGATTCAAGTACTGATTGCCGGACGTCAGTTGTAAATTTAGGGTAGTACTTACCGGAGCTAACGCTGGTGAAATCGCCAGCTGCTTGGCCCTCGCTGGTTCTACCGTAGACGTAAATGGGGGTAGAGCGAAGACTGATAACGTCCACGCTAGTATCGAGGAAAAAGCAGAGCTCACCGGAGTAATCTCCAGGACTGCCGACACGGATGTACTCTATACGCTCAACGCGAACAGGTACCGAGCCGAATAGCTGGGTACCAGTACGCTTAACTAGCGAGCCGTTAGGCGTAGGGTCTACATTGTCTAAAAGCTCTACGAAGTCATCCGGTATCTTGCTCTCGGGTGAGAGCTGGTCTATACCACCACCGAAGCTACCGTAGGAGATGTCCTGATATCTAGTCGCCATTTAGAACTCCTATATCAGCAAGGACATCGTGGTGAGCTGTAAGCTCAACTTGTCTTGATAGCGCGTAGCCATAGTTAGTTAATCCTGTCTGTTGGCGATATATCCAAGTTGCCTATGGCAACCCTAACATCCTGATATCTAGTCGCCATCTATTACTCCTGCTACGTCAATATGACGCACGCCTAACCCTTCTTCTGACACATCTCACACTTGCCTTTGCCTGCTTTGCGACAGGACTTGCAAGCTGTTTGCATGGCGATGGCTACGGCTTGTTTGCCACCTTTGGCATCATAGCCTTCTTCTTTGAGCTTACTGATATTCTTACTGATTGACTTTTGGCTGTAACCTTTAGCTAGTGGCATCTTTACTCTCCCTGTATATGCTATCTGTAATATCTTCCAATCGTCTTCGTTAGTTACCATGCTGGTTTCCTACACGCCCAGTAGCCAGCCGAGAACTTATCTTTCTTCTCGTCGCAGTTATGTCGAGCTCGGAAGTTCGCTCTACGTTCAGGGTCATCTGGGTGGTTAGGCATACTGGAATCGCCGTAACGGACTATCCGCTCTTCACCATCCTGGCAAGCCTTGACTACGTAGTCGTGCTTACCGTCATTAGCCCGTCTAGGTTTATTGCAGGGCATCTTATCTTTTAGGCTTGATACTGCCTTCTTAGTGACTGCCATATTCAGGCTCCTTCACAGACACTGTGACCGCAGGGATTGTGACTGCCATCATTTATTTTCGCCTTCCTTCTTTTTCTTCTTAGGAACGCAATTAGGCACCATCTTACCTTTTTTGGTCGGCTTCATCCCTACCTGCTCGTAGTTCTTCCAGCAGGGACCCTGGTCCTTTAGCTTAGCTATTGCTTCTTTAGTAGTAGCCATGGTATGCCTTATGTTCGCGGAGTACGCACCCAGAGGTTATTGGTACGTGGACCCCAGTTCTTGGATGCTCGGTAAACTCGCTGAGACTGCTCTCTTCTTACCCAGGTCTTCTCTATTCGCTCCTCGAATTTTTTAAGCTGAGCTAGTACCACGTTAGGGTCGCCGTCCAGCTTCAGTGCTTTCAGTTCGGCTGAACTATAGGTAATGAGGAAGTTGGTCAAAGGAGAGCGCATAGGAGGTATGCAAGTACCGTCAACCGGACAGAGGTAGTCATCCAGCTCAGTACCTGCTGGAAGCGAAGTACTGACAGTGCGGCCCTGAACAACTGCCCTATTAGGACTAGCACTGAATATTACCTTAGGTCCTGAGATACTAGCAATCTGGAGGGTAGCCTTTATCCGACCAGTTCTGTGGTCGATGAGGTTAACGAAGCTAGACAAGGAGCTTATATCTTGACTAACTTGGTCAGGGTCAGTTACGTCGGTCAATCTGACGTACGACCTTGCCGTAGGTAGCGAATTGTCGGTACCTATCACAGTTATGCGCCCGTACTCCTCGACGAGTGGCCCTACTTCTGGTATATACCAGATGCGAAGGCCATCAATACCTGAAGGCGGAGGGACCAATTTATAATCTGAACCTATGACTGCGTAGTAGAAGGGTGAACCCGAGTTCTGGGGTACATCGTAGTAGGTAATGTCCCGGTAGTCTATCCTTTGAATCTCGGTGTAGTAGCCATTGATGCTAGCTTCTACCTTCTCTAAGCGCTCTTGAAAGGCATCTTCCGGGATGGGGAATAGACCCTCATCGCCCTCGCTTAAGGAGACAGTGCGGTTGGTTATAAGGGCATCAGGGTAGCGCCGTGCTAGAATGTCGATGGCGTCATCGAATCCCCGGTTAAGGGATGGTAGTATGTCAATAGTATCGTTAATCTCTGCTTCGTTCTGCTCGTCAATGAGAGAGCGGACGGCAGCAATCAACTGGCGGGTAGTAAGTGACCTAGCCATAATCAGGGTCTCCTAGTCTAAAAGGACTAGGCCATCGCTGGCTTAGCTTTGCGCTTTTTGAGTTCAGCCATCAATTCCTCGTCAGATGCGAGGGATAGGTCGAGAGCTTCGGGCTCTTCCATGTCCATCTCTTCTTCGGCCATCATCTCGTCCTCGGACTCGCCTGGCATTTTAGGTCCGCCAAGTTCCTCAGATTCCTCACCAAGACTAATCTCAATCTCAGTTCCCTCAGGGGCTTCACCCTTCGGGCCCTTAGGCATGTCGTACTTCATCTTCTTGAGTAGTTCTTTTTTCATCTGTCTATTCCTTATATTAGTAGTTAGGTCAAGGATGTATGAGGGGGGGGGGTCGAGGGACTACTTACCGCCAGTAGGCCAAAAGTAAGTAATCGCCCAACCAAGTAAGGATAGCATACCTGTGCCAATGAATGCAAGCAAATTCCGCACCAGACCAGCCTGGTTCGACAACTTGAGGTGGTCATTCTCCAATTGGTTGACCTTTTCCTCTAGAGTATCAATCTTGACCGACTGCGCCATAATGGCCTGGTCTAACCTATCTTCAAGTCCTTCGGCCACGGAGGATATTCTATCCTCTAACCGACCGAACCTAGTTTCGAGATAAGAAACAAGCCACCTAGTCTGCTCGTCATGCTCTTGGTTCACAATTAGCCTCCCTGGCAAGTCGATGGCCCGGACTACCCCGTAAGGGGTAGGATTGCCGGATTGTTAAGCTATACGAACTGCTTCAATATAACCATAAAATGATGCTGCTCCGGATACACTGGAAGTAAGGCCGACAAGATATATAGTTTGGGTAGAAGCTACCGAGGTGACTCTAAAAGTACGAGAGAATGTAGTTGCTCCTACAACACCACCCACTGTATTATAATCCGCTACTACAGTTCTTCCTGCCTCTGTGTCCGCTGTCGCAGATGTAGTAGAAAGGCTGATTATCAAGTATCTTGCTACAGCATCTCCGCCGAAGCGATATCCGCCAGTCACAATCCAGGTACCAGGAGTTAATGTTAGGGTTGCAAGATTTGAATTAGAAGTAGTAATAGCCGTTGCTGTAGATACTGATTTTATTTCTCCAATGTATCCATCTGGTGGTGCTATCCCGTCATTTGAGCTCTGTACCTTATTCACGCCTTATGTATCTAGTAGCCACGCATTTACCCTTTCTAATGAAGGTTGTTGAATCTGTTGATAGGACGCCCGTTAGGGCGGATTCTGGCGGGGGTAAATGCGAAGTTGCAGGACCACGTTAGTGGGATTGGCAACAGTCACATCTTTTTAAGGACACCCGCCAGAGTGGATTGTTTATCTGTTGTTGGTTGGAAACGTCCAGTTGCTGTTAGCAACCCCCCCATTTCCTTATCGTTCAATTCATTTTTGAGGGAGACAGCTGACCTTTCGGTCAGCCTGGTGGACTCGATAGAGTCCAACTTGTTAAGCTATGCGAATAGCTACAAATTTTCCAGTATATTGTGGCGTTGCCGCACTAAATGCTGCTACATAAAGCTTGAGGTACAAAGTGGTTCCGGAAGCAAACGCTACACTATCTTCTTCACGAGTAATAGTGGTTCCATCGCACCTGACAAGTGTTGGAGGCAAAACCAAATCAACCCTCGTGAACGTTGTGGTTATTAAAGCTGCTGGGTTTATATAATTTATACCTTCCTTCAGACCTGCTGCTGAGTTTCCTGATGTCGTGTTAAATCCACATGCAATGTCTGTAGAACTAAATGTTGCCGAGTTTCTCGCAATACTGACTGCTCCATATACCAACCAAATACCTGCCGTAATAGATATATTTGCTGCGTCAGCAAAAGTACCTGTTGCACCCGGTATATTTGTTGCCGTTGTCACTGTGCTTTTCTTAATTTCCCCAATGTAGCCAGCAGTTGGTGCTGTACCTGCAGCATTTCCTAAAACCTGACTAGCCGATACACTCAGTGGGTAGTTACCCCCGAGGTAAGGGGCCGAGAGTTGGTAGCGCATGTAGGCGGATGCGAAGCCTGTTACGTTCGGTAGAGTTACGCGGAGGGTGCTGCTACTCATGCTAAACGTGAGAAGCGGGGCTGAGGAATAGTTATCACCAGATTGGTCTACTGCTGCAACTTCGTAAGTGCCTGCGCCGTTCTTGACGACGGTTACGCTAAAGCTGCAGCGGAGGTCGTTGGTTGCATCCACGTATACGAAGCCAGTTACTTCCTGGGAATCGTAAGCAGACATGTCTTGAACTGACGTGGTGGCATTGTTGGATAGTGATATCTGGGTCTGGACAGGCGTGGTAATGGTGCCTGTTTTACTAGACAAGTTGGCCATGCGTTTATTCCTTATTCGTTGTATGGCCACCAGGTTCCCTGTCGGGAACGGGTTAGCCATAAGTGGTTAAAACAGAAAGAATACACCTCAGATTGTAAACCTGCTGAGGTGCCAGGTCAAGTCAGAAGTTACTTCGCTAGAAGTAACGGGATGGTCCCCTTCGGGACCGGATTAACCGATACGTTGGATAGTAAATTGCGTTCTTACAGGAGCTGTACTGTCCGCAGTTCCTGCATGTGCGCGAATAACATCACCTACAGAAAGGGCTAAAGTTACGCTGACGCTGGAATGGTAATCAGCTGCCGATGTTACTGACATACACAAACGGTCTGCTGCTGTAATAGTTGCGATAGCTGTTGTTAATTGAGTTGAGTTTAAACTAATCCCAAAAGCAGCTGCAGCATTAAATCCGTCACTATACGATATTGCATAAATACCAGCTTCATTGACAGTAAACGTAGCTCCAAGCGTTGCACTATCAGCGTAGGTAATACCTGTTCCGGTATTAACTACTGTGTTAGTGAACCGTCGGATAGCTGTGTTAGTAGACCCGTAGCCATTACCAGTATTCAGGCGAATCTTGGACATGTTGCTGTAGCCACGTAACAGACCAGCTTGGTCAGCTGTAGCTAGACCGAAACCAACAGGGGCGCTGGCCTTGGCTTTGCGTACTCGCCATTTCCAGGTACTTAATGAAGACCAGGCTCCTTGAGATGGAGCTGCGGCGTAGAATGCAACATCAACATCAGTCGAGCTACCAGATACACGTATCAATTGAGTCCCGTAGTAGGTAGTACCTGCAGCGTTGCTGTAAAAAGCCCCTAAACGGGAAATTAAGGGCACCCAAGTTCCAGTACCAGCTTCTTGCACTTCGACAACCAATTCATCATCTTGTTGTATTGGATACTGAAACCTGACTCGTTTATCTACACTTGCTGTTCCACCTGGAGCAAACGCAGCAAAAGCAGCGCCGGTCGGACCATAGCCAAAACTCGTCGTGTCCGTCGTGGTGGTAGCCGAGCTATTAAAGGCATATTCGAGGTTAGCACCTTGTCCCAAATTGACTGTGCCATTTCCGGCCCACTCAGCGATGGGGATTTCTGCAGTAGTAAAACCAAAATCCTCACCAGCGGAAACAAGCTGACTACCTTGCCGCTTAGCATATCCAGCTAAGGTTCCATCTGCCCGTCCAAAAGTTAAGTAAGCCGCACCGTTTTCAATATATACTTGATTTGCCGATGCTGTAGTACCTGTACCCCTTGCATACGCTCCCACCATAGTCAATGCATTTGTGGTTGCGCTCGTGAGCCCGGACGGGAGGGATATACGTGCTTCGTCAGTTGTAACCGTGCCAGCGGTAAATTTCACGGAGACAATTATTGAGCTACCTGAACGTTTATATCTATAAACCGTAGCAGTGGGATTACCAAAACCTTGCGTACTTGCAGGCGTATAACTCTGCCACTCACTAATAGCTGCACCCTGAGCTACGATGCCTGGGCCTACGACAACATTCGTAACCGTGATTGCGCCAGTAGTACCGGAGGTACGGGTGATGTTCAGTGTGTAAGCCGAAGCTGTAGTAGCGTCGAAGGATGCGCTGAAGAAGCCTCCTGTTACGTTGGCTGGTAGGCTTGTAGCTCCTGAGTTGTCACTGCTGAGGGACAGTCTGGTTGAACCGGCATAAACCGACACCTTGTACACATCTGTAGCCGGTGTGGAATAGTAGAATTCTAGTTTAAGTTTTCTGCTTCGTAATGAAGCTGGCATTGTTGCGATAGAGTAGTAGCCACCTGAGGTAGGGCCTTCGGAAGCTGCCACATTTGAAATGCTGAGGGCTGTAGTGACAACTGGGTCCAAAGGTGAGCCAGAGCTTACGCGTGTAGCATTCGTCCAGCCAGTAGTGTCAGCTGCTGCCGAGGCGTTAAGCACAGCATTAATCTCGCCAGAGCCAGAGGCACTGCCAGAGCTGGAAGCCAGAGACATGAAAGCCCAGCCGCCGAAGGTGCTGTTGTAGGAGAGCTCAACCCAGCCGCGCTTGACGTCACATACGAGCGTCTCATCTATCGCAAGCTTATCAATCTTCTCGCCACTTGCTGGGGCGATGGTAAGTGGGTATACATCCCAGACTTCACCTGCGTCAGAGAAGCGGATGACGTCGCCATCAACACCAGCTGGGAGAGTAATGGTCTGGCCCGATGCAGCCAGATTCGTAAGGTAGTGAGTATTCTTGACTGCAGTGATGCCGCCAGCTGTAACGTAGGTGGTAGCAAGTCCACCAGCTCCACCGCCGCCGCCAGTCAACATCCACTTGCTAAGTGTACCGTCGTAGACTACTGATACGGCTGATTTAGCCTTAAAGGTAAAATCTGCTCCAGTACCAGTATAAATTTGGTTAGCTGCAGTAGCGCCTGTAAGATTCTGTATAGTAATGTCAGATGCAGATTCATTGACGAGGACATATTCCTGTCCGTCACTTGGACTGGCTATCATGCCGAAGTTGGCTGCTGAAGCGATAAGTTGAAGTGACTTATTAGATGCTGGAGTTAGAGTAGAGCTAGCAATGCTTGCAGAACCAGAACCGAGTTTATGGCCGTTCAGGGTGTTATTCTGAAGGTTAGTTGTCTGTATGGTGCCGCCGGTAATATTAACACTGGTGGCAGCCTGGGTGGACATAGAGCCCAAACCCAGGGTATTCTGGGCTATAGTAGCACTAGTATCGTCCAAAAGGCCGCGAGCAAATGAGGTGATAGTAGCTGCTTGTGCGCTATCTACACCATCGAAGTAGATATACTTATCGGCGGCAGTGGTTACACCAGCAATAGCAGTAAGGGTAGCATCAGCTGCTTGCTTACTATCTATTTGTGTTTGGACGTCGGATGTTACGCCAGATAAGTAACCCAGTTCAGTAGCGGATACGCCGGTTACTGATACCAGTTGGCCATTTGCATCGGTAGCTACTGCTTCGTTAGCTGTCAAAGCAGCGTTCTCAGACACTGCACCTGAGGAATCGTTAGCAAGTATGCGGTAGTTGTTACCAGTAGCCAGCTTAGTTCTAGCTATGTTACCAGCTAGCATGCTATCGGTGACCTTGCTAGCGCCAATGGCGGTAACACCAAGGTCGCTGATGGTTACATCACCAGTGACTGCACGAGAGGTAGCTACGCCTGTATTAGAGCCTACGAGGATATTTCCGGAAGCGAGGGTAGCCAATTTGCTAAATGCGATAGCTGCTGCAGCATCTACGTCGGCGTTAACGACAAGGGAAGAACTTACTGCGCCTGAGGAGTTATTGTGCAATACACCAGCTGTTGATAAGCTAGGAATAGTAAGTGTCTGTAACTCGGCGGAAGTATTGATATCGAGCGTAGAACCTACGATGTCAGTGAAGGTACCAGCTGCTGGGGTAGACCCGCCGATGATGGAGTTGTTGATGGTACCACCGCTAACTACTGGGCTAGTCAGCGTCTTATTAGTTAAGGTCTGAGTAGCATTCGTCAATATCATGTTCTGCGTGTCACCGGTAGCTGCTACGTCCGGGACGTTTACTGTTACTGTGCTACCTGCGGTGGTCTGGGTAGCGGAGCGAAGCTTCACTTGCTTCCCGCCAGCGAGTCTAAAGGCTAAGTCAACCAATTCACTGATACTACCAAAAATCTTCATACTTTAGCTTCTCCTTATTGGCGGGGTGTCGCCCCGATGTTATGCTCATCCGACCGGTTAAGTGATACCCATCACGTAACTTAGAGTCTGAAGGACTCTTCGGTAGGATGCGTGAATAACTTTAGCTCTTCCTACCTGAAAAGTAAAGTTACAAGTTGACATCTAAAGTGTCACCACGATATTTTTTTAATATCATCTGACCCGTCTAAATGTCGTCAGCCAAGTACATCCTATACTTGGGAAGCGGGGGCCAACCCTGGCCCTCGTTATAAGGCGAAGGGGCCGACATTAGATTGGTTACCGAAGGTAACTTAATCTAACGTCCAGCTCCTATTAGCCAAAGTTAGATTTTCTGAACGATAACTCTCCAGCCGGAAGCCGAAGGAGCCTCCGAGGAGGAGAGTGTTACTGTGTTGCTGTCCGTTACGACGATGCTATCTACGCCGATAACCTGGTTATCGCTCAGGTCCACCAGACTGACGACCACGTCCGTTGAACCGAGGTTGTGGGAGACAGTCTTGCTTGTACCAGCGGCTGCAACCCAGTTAGTTTTGTAGACTGGAAGAATGTAGCCTACGTCCCAGTAGGTGCTACCGTCGCCATTGCTACGGAGGTATTTATCCGCTGCGTCACCTGAGCTAGGCTTATTTAGCTTGAGGTCGATGTTCGACTGGAGAGTAGCTTCGGCAGCTTCGGCACGAGCTTGTTCAGCGTCGATAGCGTCCTGGAGGTCAGAGTCAGCGGCTTCGAGAGCAGTCTCGAGGGCGTTGATGTTGTTCTGGAGCGTGGTATCCGCACTAGCTCTAGCCGAGGCTTCATTGCTGATGCTGGTAGTGATAGTGGTGACGAAGTTCTCGTCGTCGCCAATAGCAGCAGCCAATTCATTAAGTGTATCGAGGAGGGCAGGAGCGCCGTCGATAAGGTCAGCAATCTTTTGGTCAGCGTAAGCTTTAGCGTCAGCTTCGGCTTTAGCAACACTACCAACAGTTGCAGCTGAACCTTCGAGGATGTCGAGGCGAGCTTCAATTGCATCGTCTGCAGATTCAAGGGCAGAAACTGAACTATTGACTGAGGATTCAAGAGCAGAGATTTCAGTATCAGTATAAGCATTAGCATCTTTGAGCGCTTTGGCTACTGAACCAGCTACTGTGTCTGCGCCTTCCAATACGTCCAAACGAGCGTCGAGAGCGTCATCGGCTGCAGCACGTGCAATCTCTTCAGCGTCAATTTCAGCTTGGAGAGAAAGGTCAGCGGCGGCTCGTGTGCTAGCTTCGCTGGAAACTGCAGATTGGCGAGCAGACACTTCATTGTCGATGGCAGTCTGAAGCGAACTGTCGGCAGCTGCACGAGCAGAAGCCTCAGAAGCAATGTCAGCGGCCAAAGCGTCGTCAGCAGCTTCCAGGCTAGATTGGAGGCTGTCGATAGCGTCAGTTACGTCTTGGATAGCTGCAACAACTGCACGGACAGAAGGAGCCTTGTTAGTTTCGGTTCCAGCGTAGCCAGTGTCAACGACAGCTGCTGCCTGAGCGCGAGCGTCGGTGAAGTACAGGTTTGAAGAACCCTCTTCGATGTCGTCAGTGGTGAGGGCCGCAATATCAGCTTGGATGTCGTCGATAGCGTCTGAAAGAGCGCCAGAGCTAGAAGCAGAGAGTGCGTCCAATTGGCTTTGGATACCAGAGGTTACACCAGAGAGGTAGCCGAGTTCAGTGCTAGTTACGCTAGATGCGCTGATGACGCCTGAGCCATCAGATACAAGTACCTTGCTAGCTGTGAGGGCTGCCAATTTGCTGAGGGCAATGGCTGCACCAGCGGCAACGTGCTTGTCTTCCAACTTAGCAGATACTACTGCGCCGGATACGTCACGAAGTAGCAACTTGTCTGCGTCAGACAGAGCAGTCTTAAGGGAGCTAATCCCAATGTTTGAGAATGTGTTGTCATCGCCAGACATTGACTTGTTAGTGAGCGTCTGACTAGCGGCCTTGCCAACCAATTCATGGTCAGCGTCGCCAACTGGCAACTGGATGTCACGGGCTGCTGTGTAAGTGGTTGACTGATTTGGGCGGAAAGTAACATCTTGACCGTCTTTGCGGAAGATGATACTCACCAACCTACTGATACTACCGAAAATTTTCATTTAGCTACTCCTTGTATTATTACTTGCCACGCATTGCTTGGTGGTTCAGAGCTTATCAGAACTAGGGTACTATTGTCAAGGAAATTAATGTCTGGTACGTAGATTAATTCATTGTCAGTAGTATCTCTAATGGTAATGTCGAGGGATTGACTGTTAAAGTTATGGATGACGGTCTTCTGTACCCCATCGGTATCAAGCCAGAGGTAGACTTCCTCGCTGATGGCAGCTCCGGCGGTATTCTGCCAGCTAAGGTTGCCGTTGCCATCTGTGGCAAGCACCTGGCCTGCCGAGCCATAAGAGCTAGGAAGGCGAAAGCTTAGGGGTGTAGCTTGGACGGCAGCAGACGGTAGAAGAACCACGTATTGGGATGCGCCATCTAGGCGTAGACCTGCTGAGGTCTGGACCTGTTGATTCCCGAACAGCGGTCTAATCTTAGAACCGTGGATGTTAGCACCCTCAGCTATGCTGGCATTCTTGAGGTTGACTATTTGGTTGCTGTCAGCGTCTAGGTACTTATTGCTAAGAGTCTGAGCATCAGTTGTACCTACAACCGCACCAGTAATACCGTGGACTCCAGTACTTGCGCTAGTGTGGGTCGTTAATAGGCTAAGGTTAGCTTTGGCTGCAAGTAGTGCGTCAATTTGACTCGTGCTGTAAGCTCCGACGTCAGCTGCGGTAGTCTGGTGTGGGTTACCGATAATGCTTGGGTGAGAGGTATTAGCTGATACTGCTGGTATGGCTAGTACGGCTGATTCAAAGTCTGGAAAGTTAGCTACACTTCCGCCACCGCTAGCGTCAATCCTGTCCCATGGTATAGTGAAGTTGCCTAATAGATTTGCGTTGCCGAAGTCTACAGTCTGAGCGGAGAAGTTGACACGACTAGCGAATAGATTAATGTCATCGGCTGGTTGACCCGATGAACCTACGCGAACGAGTCCGCCTACGCCCGAGCCACCTGCTGCTGGATTATTTGGTTGGATGAGCACGTCTTCAGCTGAGGATAGTTCGACTGTGCTACTGGTCGAGAGCTTGAATACAGCTCCCAGTTCGTCTATACGTTGAAGGTTGTATATGGCGTCTGCGGTGAGGTTATCCTCAATGCGCAAACGTAGATTGGTGGTATATCTGGTTGCCATCCCGCGTCCTCATGGGTAGAGTGAGGTAGGGGTTGTACGGTACCCCAAAAACGTTTCGGCCTAGTTCTTAAAAGAACTTGCGGGGTTGGCCGACTCCCTTTTATCCGAGTATTAATTATTAAGCTGTAAAATAGATACTCCGAAGAGTATCCTAACTTTACTCTTGCTTCAATTAGGCAGTAAAGTTTGTTACGCGCAATACAGCTGCTGGACGGTGACAGACCATAGTACCGCGAGCTTGCATGTAGCTAACGATATTCTTTTCAAATCCACCGCTGGAGGAAGGCTTCAGCATCATGCTGTTTCCGCCAGAAACGCTAACTGCTTCGTAGTCTGTTCCGAAGTAAGAGATAATCTTGTTACCATCTTGCTTGCCTTCTGGAAGGACGTAGATTTCCTGCTTAGGGCAGAATTCAGATGGAGTGTAGATTACTGTATCTTCATCGTGCATGTAACCAAAGCCCTTACCACCTCGGAGGCCGTCCGTTACTACGTTAAAGCGACGGTCATCTTCGCGAGAAGCGATGAGAGCAGCACGTGTTTCAGGAGCCATAACAGCTAACTTGTAGCTGAATTCGCCCTTACCAGTTCTCATGTCAACTTCATCCAAGCCCTCTTGGAAGGCGTCGATGTCGATAGCTGAGCCGCCCCAGTTAAGGACAGTACCAGCAGCTGCACCAGACATTGTGATGCCGTGAACAAGTCGGCCATCGTTAGAGATGAGCGAGGCTAGTCCTGGCATAACGTCTGTAGCAGAACCGTAGTCGCCTACAGAAGAAAGGTCTGGAAGAGTTTGCTGACCAACGCGGTAGAATACGTCAGTTGCGTCAATGCTAGAGGCGGTAAGGCTAAGTACAGAACCGGCGCTGTTGATGGCTTCGAGTACTACTTGGTTAGTTTTAGGCAAGATGTTTTTAACTCTCCATGCGTAGAAGGTACCTACGACAGTTGGGCTGTCCAAGCTACCATCTGCGTTAGCGCAGAGGAAAAGGTCACCGTACTGAAACCAACGAACGTGGCCGCGTGCAGCTGGGTTAAGGGTTACAGTTACTGAGCCGCCAGCACCTGTAGTATCAGAAGCAGAAGCAGCTGTACCGTATACGCCAGTTCCGTCACCGAAGAGGTGGGTACCCATCAAACGACGAGCAACGATAGCTTTGAGTTCAATCTCTTTTGCGAGAGGCTCCGCGTACTTCTCAGGAGTCAATTGAGCCGACTTCCAGAGGTTATACTCAAGCTCAACAGTTACGTCGATTTGCTTGTAGAGGGCTGTGTATTCAGCGATGCTAGCCTTCTGTGCTGCTGGGAAAGCGCCAGTAAAAGCTGGGTTAGAAGTCTGAGCAGCTGCGTAACCGAGGCTGTTGATGAAAAGGAAGCGACGCTCGCGACCGTTAGGGTTGCCATCACGCATGCGACTTACCATGTCCCATTCACGCTGTGATTTGCTAACTTGAACCATTGCTCCACGAGTGAAGACTATCTGTAAATACTTACCAAGGTCTAGGTTTCCAATAGGAGAAAATGCCATTTACTTATTCCTTATTTCTTTTTCATTAATAGGTCTTTTAATACGCCTACGCCATCACCGGCCCATAGACGTTTCGTCAGGTCTTTTTCCCGACTGTCGGTATTCATACCCTTCATGGCTGATACTGCTGCCTGAGTCTTGGCTTCCTGTTTCTTGGTATCGACTGCTTGCTTAGTAGCCTTAGCCGCCTGGGTCTTTGCTGCCCTGGCGAACGCACTGCTAACCTTTGCGAACTCCCTGTCGATAACTTGCGGGGTAATCTGGTCGTCATCTAGCTGTTCCAGATTCGACAGTGCCTGCATCCATACAGCCTGGTCGAAGTGGTGTTCAGCTACTGGGTCTCCCAGTTTGCCCGTGAAACGGTACTTCTCGAAGGCCGGGGTTATTAACGCCCGTGTTTCCTTCTCGTCAGCCTCGGCGAGTCTCTGCTGCATCTTGTCAAGCTCTAGTCGTTGGATACGTTCCTGCGCTTCGCGCTGGCGACGGTCCATCTCGAGTCGTTCTTGCATGTCCAGCTGGGCTCGCTCGGCAGGGCTCATTGCTTCCCGCAACCGCTCCTGCTCAAGACGTTTGGCTATGTAGTCTTTACTAGCTCCTGCTCGGCCTTCCAGTAGGTCGATAAGTCCTTCGATGCCGCCGGTTTGGTAGGCATTTTCCAGCTTATCCCAGGTACCTTTCAGCTCCTGCATTTTGCTATCAAGCTCCTTGACGCGGGTTCGCTCCTTGTCCCTTTCGGCGGCGAACTTACGCATCCCGGCAGCCATTTCATAAGCCTTCTTAATCTTGTTTCGGTCTGAGTAGTCAGCTGTAATTTTCGCCCTGCGCCCGTCTTCCAGCGTTACGTAGATTTCCTCCGTGGCCGGGAGGTCTTGGGATTCACTGGCCGGTGAATCAACCGAATCTGCTGCTTCTGGTTGGGGTGGCTGGGTTCCTTCTACGGCTTCGTCCTCTGGCTTCTCCAAAGATTGAAGGTAGGATTCATAAGTATTAAGTGGGGAGTCTGAGCTTCCGCTGTCAGCACTGATATTCAGGCCAGGGGCATCTCCGGTTGACCAATCACTGATTTGGTCGGCAGTTCCGTTGGAAAGGGCGGTCAGTACTTCATTTGCGTTAGACATGGTAGACTCCAAAAGCAGGCCCTAAAATGGCTACCGGCCCCGCGCCAGTGCCTAAGGAGGGATGTGCAATATACACAATCTCATAGCTTACGCTAGTTGTCAAGTCTTTTTTTTCTACGGAACGTAAAAGTTTATTGTAGTGAACGTAACAGACCAATATGTACAGTATGCTAGACAATATTAAACCGGTCAATATTTGACCCGATTAGCAGGACCCGAAAGGGATTTTCGGGTCAGATTCGGGTCAGGTTGGGGTACACGTCCTGGGCTGCCTGGAAGATTACTGGGTAGACCGGGGCTAACTGCGTCAATATGGCCTGGGCCAGCTCCCTGTGCTCCAGTTGGGTACTAGGGTCGAGCCTGGTGTTCAGGTAATGGAGCCAGCTTCTTAGGCTACCCTTCATGTATAGCTTCGTGGTAACGGACATAGGGAGGAGCATCCTGGCTACCTCCTTGGCTATCCCTAACTGTATGGCTAGCTCATAGTTGGCGAATGCGCGTTCTGCTTGCGCGTTCTGCGTGTATTCCCACCACATGCGTAATTCCTCGTCATCGCAAGGTAAACTGGACTGTCTATTCTTACTGTCTTGCATACGGCATGTAGAAGCTTCGTAATTAGGCTCAACTGCTGAATATCTTTGGCTAAATTCTTGGAAGGTAAAGGACCGGTGTCGCAATATCTGAGCCGCAATTGCCCTACTGGTCTCCAGTTCCACGGTAGCATCAACCATCTCAAAGACGGACCAGTGTCCTTTGCGAATGCAGTAGCTTAGCAACCGCTCGTAGGATTCATTCAGAGGGTTAGGGGAGGAGACCCGCGCCGTGTAGGCGACAGGTCCCTCCGGGCTCACCAGGCCGTCTGGGATACCTGATAGAGCCAAGTATTCCGGACTCCATTGCGTATAGCTAACGAGACGTGCGTACACCAGCAATCCCTCCGCAGAAACCTAACTGCATTTATTGCAATTATCTTACCACATACGCTACTAGAATGTTAAATAATTGTCATAATGTGCCAATAAGTGGACGGATTGACAACATACTGGTACTCAGCTTAGCTCACACTTATCGCCAACGCAAGCGTAAGTTTTAGCTCCTTCAGTCTGGTCTTCCTGCTCGTACTTCCATAACTGGGAGTAGTCGATAGTCGGGAACCTGGCTAACCGGTCTTGGTACTCCTCCTGCGAGATTTCCTCATAGGGAGCTAGCTGGTAGTTACCGCCATCGTAGGGCAGGAAGGATAGACCGCACGCTATGTCCCAGTTCTTATATACCCAGTTACCTACGTCGAACCACTCGTCAGGCTTGACGTAGACGGTGATGGACTGATTATGTTCGCACCAGTTGGTCTGTACCCGCTTATACCACTTTAACTGGTCCAGAGCTGATACCTGTTCACGCAAGATGGCCCCTTCGGGGGCCTTGCACGGAAACTCTACCACAAGGGTATTGGCTGTCTCCCAGGTCTGGCCTACCTCCGGGACAAGGGGAGCACCAGACTCCTTTAATAGGTGACAGAGAGGGTCGCTAGCAGATATACGGTACCTACGGATAAAGTATTTTGAGTACCAAGGGTGACAGCCAGAGCCGCTGAAGGTAAGTTGGCTAGTAGTACCCTCAGGCTTACCGCAGGTTATCGCAGCAGCCTGCTTAATACCTAATACCTCAGCCGCGTGCTTATTTACCTCGACGCATTTACGTTTCAGCTCAGCTAAGGTCTGTTTGGTGAGCAAGGGAACATTGTCCATCTGGCCCGATAGGCTGACCCCAAGGAGGGCCTCCTCCTTACAGTTCTCACTCCACTCTTTACGGAGGTAAGGGAAGTTGGTAAATGAAGCCTGGATTGTGCCTATCCAAGCAGCAGTCTCTACCTTATCGAGTAGGCTAGTAAGGGTGTCCTCAGGTCTGACGATGACAGTAGATAGGTTACAGAACTGCTTGTCACGCAGGGCAATCTCGCCGCACTGCCCTGTTATTATACCATCGAAACAGCCTAGGTTGCGGAGTGGCTCAGTGAAGCAATATACTAGTTCCTCGACTCCATCCTCTTCAATACTAGCAATAGTTACAAATCTAGAAGCATCACGGTTAGGACTTGCTTCCAGCTTCAAACGCTCACACTTAAGACCCAGTTCTTTTAGCTCTTGCATCTGTGTTGCGCCTATAAGTAATCTATATCCCTCTTGGCAGAGGTAGGCTTTAACTCCGCCTCTGCCATCTGGCATTATTCGATGCCCAGCTGGATTACCTAGCGTTACTTTCGATGCTACGCCACAGGTGGTAAGTAACTTTTGTACTTCGAGAAGGAATGACCTATTAACTGAGCTAACTTGAACTCCGCCCTCTTTTAATTCTGTACCATCTCCATCTAATAACCCTGCTAGCCAATCTAGCCTAGATTGAAGGTCACAGTCGAATGGTACATAGTCTTTAGACATAGGCTGAAAGTCAAGCTTAAAAGTTTTACGCTCAGTTCCATTAAGGCTAGTGTATCCACTACCTACCGCTTGACCTACTAATCTAGATTCACAGACGAACTTAGTTTCATACAAGTATAAGAAGTCGTAATCATCCATGCCATCTGCTGAGATAAAGCCTTGAGTATAAGCCTGCTCGAACCTACGTCCTTCTTTTATAACAGGATATTCATGCTTTATTAGCTTCATACCTACAGCTAATTCATCTGCTCTAAGTCGTTTAGTTTTACCGTTGTATCCTTCAGCTATTACCCACTTGTGTGCGGGTGTACAGCGTAAAGAGCGTCCATTGGATAGGGTGACCTTTACTATAGCTTGATTCTCTCCAGTAATCTTTGGTTCTACTTTGGACCATTCAAAACCGTTCCAGACTTCTACCTCTTGACCGAGTAATTGGTCAATACGCTGGTAACCTTGACGTGTCAATATCTCGGTATCGCCGGGTACGCAGGGATTAGTGCCTGAGATAAGCTCCTTGTTTCTACGTTTAGGCGAATTAGTTCGGACGGAACCCAAGTTAAATATACCACGCTCACCTGAGCCAGAAGCTGCCAGAGCGTGCCACTCCTTCATGAACTGTACCGCGTCTGGACGTTCCAGATATACTGCGCTATTATTAGCCATGAACCTGTGGATAGGGCAGGGCCAGTCCTTAGCGTGGCGCATGTCCTCATCATTAAGGTCAGAGAGGCTAATTTGACTGCTACGCCTAACGCCACCAACTACCACTATCTCGGCTATCTTATTGCAAATGTCGTGGACTTCTATAGGCTTAAGTTTACGGCCTTGGGCAGCGTGCAGGGTATCCTTCACGAATTGATGCAAGACTACGAGTGGCTCTGGGCCAGAGGCTCTACCGCCCATGGTAGCCAGCCGCGCTCCTTTAGGCCGGATAGCGGAATAATCAAAGTTTACGCTCTTGCCCAAAAATAACTGCTCTAACAGTAATTTCAGGGAATCGGCCCATCCTTCTTTACTGTCTTCGACCTTGTGCTCGATATATTCCTGCTGTAGCGGGAATTTAGGAACTTCCGGTAGCTGCTCCACGTGGCAAGCCTGCACACTAAAGCCAACACCAGTGCCGCACATAAGTACATATAACATCTCGCTGAAGGATTGAATGTCCTTCATCTCTACGAAGGAACAATTGTAGATGGGTACGTTACACCTAGCTGCCGCTGGGCCAGCTGCCCAGACAAGTCGCATGCTAGGAAGTACGTCCAGATTTAACATATACTTCGTAAGTTTAATCCAGACCTTGGCTGGAACATTAGCTCTCTGCAATTTAAGGAAGGAGACTACTCTGTCTACGGTCTCAGGCCAAGTCTCTCTTCTCTGCTCTTCAGTAAGGTATCTAGCGTAGGTACGTAGGTAAACGAATTCTTGCGACGGATTCTGCCAGCTCATTAGACGTCCTTTGATTTATCCATGATGTCGGTTAACATTAGCTCATCGCGTACCATGTTGCTTATCCACTTTGACAGATTGACCCGCATGCCGTTGCAATGAGCTTGAATCTTCTCCAATTCCTCTTTGGTAAAGGTGACGTAAACACCATATTTACCTTTGCCCATCTCCATAGCGGAACTATAGTTGGGCTTTTCAGACTTGTCGTTATAGTTTGCCATATCCTAAGCTCCCATTGCCAGTAGAACCAAATCCACCCTGATTTCTCTCGGTTGCAGACAGGTCGTCCACTACCTCGAAATTGGCTGTCTCTACTTTAGCAATGATGAGCTGAGCTATACGTTCGCCAACCTGGTATGGTTGGTGGTGAGATAGAAATACCAGTTTGACTGGTCCTCGGTAGTCACTGTCCAGCGTACCTACAGAATTGGCCAACACTGCGCCAGTCTTGTAAATGCTAGACCTAGGACGCAGTTGGCCCTCGTAGCCCATAGGAAGTTCAAAGGCTAAGCCTGTGTCGTAGGTCCAAGTGTGTAATTCTGGGTCGTGCTTTACGCTGACCGCTGTTAGGTCATAACCGGCAGCGCCTGGGGTAGCTCGCAGAGGCAGCTTAGCATCTGGGTGCAATCGCTGTATACGTAGTTTCATCTATGTAATTCTCCTTGTGATTACAGTCTAATAATAACAGCAAGTCAAGGAGCTAGTCAACAGTAATATTATTGATGCTAGTGAATCAGTATCACTTCTGAAGCATTGCTGCGGGACTTGCCGCGATATCCATAGGTGCTCCGCCTGGTACTACTGGTAATTGACCTGCTGCTGCTCCGCCTCCACCTGGGCCCCCAGGACCCGGCATGCCGCCTGCAGTCTGGGCTACCTTCATAGCTCTTTCCTTAATGTGACGGAGTATAAGCAATTGATGTTCAGGCTTAAGGTATTTGAACTCTGCACTCATGCGGTAATCTGATGCCCAAGCTAGCATGTTGACGTCGTCCTCGGCTTCAGCTGGAGCTATGTACATGTCAGTAGCTATCATTTCCTCGAATATCTCCCTCTGTCTATCGGCTGCTAGCTGGATACGGTCATACATACCTTCTAGCTCATTTAGCCTCAGCATACTCAAGAGCTTCTTAGCAGCTGGGTCAGTCTCAGCTTGTTGGAAAATTGGGAACAACTGTAGCAATTCCTGCCTACGGCTAGTAGGGTCAAGCGACAAGCTGGCACCATATTCCACAACCAGGTCGAATCCACCATCAATGTCAGCGCCTTGAATGTCGATAGATTCAAAAGCCTTCTCTTTACCCAATACTAATATGGTTCTAGGTTCAGACCAATGCTTTCTGACGAGGTTAAGGTATGCCTTGTAAACGTTCTCGACCAAGGTGACGTACTTATCGAAGAGTCGGCGGCGTATCATGTTGCCTTGATTGGTAGCGTATTGCATGCTAAAGCCAGATTGTTCCCTGGATTGTTGTCCGAACATTGACTCGTTGACAGCGGCCATATCATCTCCACCCTGCTTAACGAGTTGGAGTAGGTCAGCTGCAGCTGGAGGAAATGGCATAGGTTCCATGAATTTAGGTTCCTGGTTTCCAGTGAACCTAACTATATCCCACGGACTATTGGTGATGGACTTGTCAGCAATCTCAGCGCCCTCTGGTAGCAATACCCTGGTGACGCCATGGGCTTGCACGCAATCAAGCAAGGAGCTAAGCACCCTATTATAGGTTGATTGTAGCGGAGCCTCGTAAGCTATAAACGAACGACCCCAGACAGAACCACCTACATCAATGTCAGTTAAGATGTGGTAAGGAAGATAGGCAGTAGCCGGTAAATCCTTGGCTTCCTCATTTAACGCCTGCTCTGGAAGACCAAGTCCTCTGTCTTTAGGGCTAGTGAAACGGAAAGGGTTAGGTGCCATGTCAGTCAATGGAGTGCCGTCTACCAGAAAGTAGCAGTGCCTGCCTATCATACCGTTGTATGGTAATCCCTTCTCGTAGTATTCGTATATCTCGACCACGTCGTAAGGGCTAGTTTTAAATGCGCTATCGTAGGAGATTGGAGCCTCCGCTGAGTAACCAGCCTGCTCTCTTCTATACTTTTTAAGCTCCTCGGCTTTCTCTGGGAAACGATAGATAGCTTCCTCATAAGGCATATACATTAGTTCGATTACGTATTTAACTTCTGACCATCTCGTCGCGTCTGGGTCAAGGAAGACACTACGGGGGCTTAGGGATTTAAACTGGATATCGCCCTCCATTGTGAGCTCGCCAGTTTCTTCATCGAAGTCTAATGGTTCACCTGCTTCAGTATCCCAAGTAGTCTTAATGAAGCCAGTACCGAACTCCAAGGCGTAGTAGCTAGCCTGAGCGAATACGTCAGGAAGGCCATAGGTACGCATGGCGTAGCGGACTAGCCTATCTGCCGCATCAGCTTTTCTACGGTCTGATAAGTCGCTACTAGTTGGACGTGGTATAACAGTAGGAGGGTTTGCGCACAGTTGGCTATGGATGAAACGGAAATTTTTAAAAGCATAGTTAACTCCGATGTCGCTATCTGATTGGTCGATATCCTCTATCAAGGAGCCGCTATTCCAGTCAACTCCCATGTTTACGCGGGACGTTTCTCCAGCTGCATTCATGACGGTAGACTCGTTACTGTCCCATTCAGACTCTAGACGTATCCTCTGCTCTTTGGCGAACTTAAGCCTTTTAGCTAGTTCCTTCTTAGCCTGCTCAGGTGTCCATCGCATAATCTTAGCCATTATTTACGCTCCGTGTCTATAAGGTATAGTCTCTTATGATTACGTTTTAAGGTACCTTCTCGCATCTTCTGTTTAGCTAGTTTCAGTTCACGTCGTAACTTTAACTGCATGTATACCAGTACGCTAAGCATGGTGATTAGTACAGGTAGAATTATGCTTAAGCTTAACCAAAGACTTAACGTATTATCCATCTTTTCTTCTTTCCTACTTTTAGCATACGCTGTTCTAGTACCGTAGCTTTTCTTTCCTCATTAGCTTGGCGAAGTTCAGCATGCCAGGGTTTTGCTTGGTAGTCCTTACTAGCTTGGGGTATAAGGTCTACGAAGTATTGTGCGGTATCTGCCAAGTGTAGCTTACTACCGCCTACTATTCTAGCCTTGTTAGTGTCAGTTACGGACCACTGCGCTCGTTCTAATTCATCTACCAATCTGGTGCACCAAGGGGCAATCTTGATTTTGCCTGAGCTCAGGGCTGTTTGCAAGTTCTTTATCATCTCGTCTTTACGTCCATCCTTTTTAGGACAGATGTAGCTTAATTTTGCCTTGGACGCTTGGCCTAGGTACCAGCTCTCATGCGGGTCACAGATACGGCGCATGATGTTAATGTTAGCTGTCCTACGTTTCACTTCGGCTACAATGTCGTCTGGGGCAGCTATACCTTCAATGTAGTCGTCCCTGATACAATACCAGATACCGTTCTCTGGACATTCAGCCCAGATACTGATACCAAACTTACTACTGACTGCTGGGTCTGAAGCTTCTACGTGACGCCAGCTTGGGTGGTAATTTGGTGGGGTCTCAGTCATGAAGTCACGGTCAATATGCCATACCGCACTCTCTGCTTCCATCCAATCGCCATTGAGACGACAGTTACGCTCTATATCGGTAAGGTGAGCGTAAGAAGCTAATAGTTGGGCCTGGCGTTCTGGGTCAGAATAGATGGGGTTATCGAACATCCGGAAGCGATATTTCTTTCCTATATTCTCTGCAACCTCGTCTACCATTTTGCGTATTTCAGCATTGTGGACGAGTGGGGTAAAACTAGCTATGAAGTAGCCTTGTTTTGATTGAACACGCATCAGTAGTTCGTTTATAATCTGAACTGTCGATGGCATCTCGTCTACCCAGACGAAATTGGCTACGTAGGACTGGACGCGCTCGCGGGCTAACTGTGGATTCTCTAGTGATTGGAATACTATACGGTTACCGTTGACGTGTTCTATACGTTGGGTGATATTGCCTATACGTACTACCTTGTAATCTTCGCTAGGTAGGTAGGCACAGATACGTGGTACGAGAGATTCCTCTAGCTGCTTTCCAGTACGTCCGCAGACGAGAAGAAGAAGAGGTTCCTTGTTCCAGCTTTTGGGTCTGGACCAATGTGGATGGTTCTCAGCAAGCACCCAAGCTGTAAGCCGGGAGCAGGTTTGCGTCTTACC